TAATAGAACCATCATTAAGATTATAAGTATTACCAATATGTAAATAGGATAAAGGATTACTATTATTAATACCTATATTAGAGGAAACAAAAAGATTAGAATTAGTAAAAACAGTACCATTAACATTTAATGCATGAGGAGATAAATCATCAATAATATTAATACCAATATTACCATTTGTATAGTAAATATTTGAACCTGAATTATACCATAAAAATTTTTTTTGATATCCAAATAAATTGATTTGTGCTATTACAATATCAATATCATTATATAATTTAGTTACAATAAAACGATAACATCTATAGCTATCTAAATTACTGTTATTAATATTTAAATTAAGTTCATATGAATTAGTTTGAGTATTAAATCTATATAATGTATTTAAATTATTGCGTGTATAAATATTATTCCATTTATTAAATATACTTTTTGAGGTTGTTAAAACAGATGTATCATTGGTTGCAAGAATAACTAATTCATCTGGTGCACCATTTGGAAGATTTATACCAGAACTATAAATACTAAGATTAATTGATGATAATATAAATCCACATGAATAATATAGTTGAAAATAGATACCATAATATGAAATGTTATTTAAATCATTTGAAATATAATTAAAATTACCAACATTTCTATTAAAATAAGATTGATTTCCAGTATATTTTGAAATTGGTTGCGATGGAGTCCAATTAGTATTATTAGAATTAAAAATATTACTTACATAAGCTGGTAAATAATCAGAACATTCAAAAATATATAATCCATTGCCATATATAGATTTATTAATAATATTTGAATTATTAATAAATTGAGTATACAATGGTGGTGGATATATATTAAAAGGATTTAATTCACTTATTTTTGTTGAATTTATAGTTTGATATAAATTTAAATAACTATTTTTTAAAACATTAGATGAAACATAAATATTATTTAATGGTGAATTATTTTCATAAATAATATTTGATGAATATATGTATCCAGATGTTCTAATAGAACCGCCTATATTTAATGAATCAACAGAATTATTTGATGTATTTAATCCAATATTATATAAATTAGTTATAATATTACTTTCAATATTATTGAATGGATTATTTTTTAATGATGTAAATACAAAAGTATTTGCAAAATTTGAACTATTTGCTATTTGACTAGCAACACTATTAATAACTTCACTATTTGTACCATTTCCTAAAAGAGTATTTGTTATATTTAATATACTATTAAATCTAGCATCAGTAAATACATTATTTATTATTGTAGTACTTATATTGGGAGTATATGTAGAATCTATATATACTTTATTATAGTATAAACTATCAACACTATTTGATGTTATAAATAGTGGAATTGTAGAAGAGTTAATATTATTCCAATTTATATTACTTATATTATATCCATCTCCGTGCATAAAATTAATATAAGAACGTCCATTAACATTTAATTGAAAACTACCTGTAATGCTAGTATTAATACCAACAGTATAATTTGTAATATTTGATGTATATATAGTAGCATTAGTACCATCTCTTATCCCAGTATTAATCCAAGATCCATATAAATTATATGCTGATGATTTAGTAATATAAATATCATTAGCATTTATAATTTTTAAATAAATATTTTCTAAATTTATTCCATTATTAAAATATGTAATTCCATTTATTGAACCATTTACATTTAAATTATATGCTTGTAAATTACTTGATGTATTTATATTTACATTTGATGAAATTGTATAAATTACATTTTGATTATTAGAATTTATCCAATTATTAAGATTGGATAATGTTGGAATTGTAGAAAAAGTTATATTATTATAATCTATATTTGTAATATTTGAACCAATACCAATAATATTTGTTGCATTTATAGTTCCATTAACATCTAATGTATATAATGGATTACTATTATTAATTCCAACAAAACTATTACTATTTACATTAATACTATATGAATTTGCATTTGAATTGATTAATATTTGAGGAGTCCATTTAACATTATTTGAATTACCGTAATCACCAATTATAAAATTTAAATCATTATCATATCCTATCTTAAAGTTTCTATTACTATTTAGACCTAATGATTTTGAAATAATTATTGTGCCATCACTTATATTTGATGACGAACCTATGTGTAAACTACCAAGAGGATTACTATTATTTATTCCAACAAATGTATTAAAATTTTTATTATAGATATTATTTGTAAGAGTATCAGGAATCCATAAATTATTAATAATTTTTAAATAAATATTGTCTAGTTCAATATTATTTTTACAAATGGCATTTGCATTAATAGTACCATTTATATTTAAAGCATAATTAGTATTAAAATTTGTGCCAATTCCAATAAAACCATTACTTGAAATAATTAATCTTTGTGTATTGCTAGTACTAAATATTAAATTTCCATTGCCTAAAATATTAATTCCAATATTACTCTGAGAAGTTATAGTATTTCTATTATAGTTAGAACCATTTATAAGTAATCCATTTAAATTTGTATATCCATTTTCAATACTTAAACATGGATTTTTAGTGGTCCATGTCTGATTTTGTACGAATTGTACGAATGGTATATTACTGGTATTTCCTAATAATCTAATTTTAGGAACATTAAAAATATCCATGTTTAATACTATTATTTAATAAGTTATAATATTAAAAAAAATATATATATATTAGAATAATGGCAACAACTTTTGATACAAGTGCTGATCCAGCAATACTAAAAATGAATGAATTATTTAAACAATATAATGTTAATGATTTTAATAATTCAGTAATCTCTGGTGGCGGACGACCAATAAATATAAAACAACAACGTGTTTCAATATTAAAATTAATTTTAATATTAATTAAAATATTAAAAGTAGATTATAAAAAGAAAATGGCAATAAAAAAAGGTGGTGGAAATTACATAGATGATTTATATAATGACGGTAGTGATAGAAGTTTATTTGATTTAGGATTTAACAGAGGTTTTACTGTGTATAATGGTGATTTAAAATTTGAAGATTATCAATTTCCCAGAGATCAATTTCCTGAAAGAGATAGATATTAATAAATATCATTATTAAATTCATAAGGTCTTACTTTTGTATCTTCAAGATAATATACTTTTTTTTCATCATATCCATATCTCTCTAAAATTGTTATCATTTTTCTTGAATATATAATAAATTCATTAATTGATTTTTTTAATTCATCAAATGAATTAAATCCAAAATTATTTTTCATTTTTTGTGGAAGAATTATATATATCGAATATAATTCTTTTATTATAGCGGTTCTTATTGAAATAAAAATATTAAAAAATTGTTTTATATCATATCTATTTGATAAAATATAAATATATATTTTATAAAATTTTTCAAAATAGTTTATGATATTAGTAAATTTTTCAAAATCATATTTTTTTATAAATCTTAAATTTAATATAATTTTAAATAATGTTTCATCTTTATAAAGATAAATAATTTTATTGGGAATTTTTCTTAAATAATATATATCATTTGATATATATTTTCTGTTTTCTATGTCTGTATTAAGTAATTTGATTTGATTTTTAAGATTTAATTTATTTAAATCATTATATTGATTTATTTTAATATAATAAAAATAACCAATTATTATAATTATAATAATTGATAATAATATGTTCGTATTTTTAGTTGAAATTAAATAAAAAATTATAGCTAGTATTAATATTGCGATGTAATAATTATAATACCACATATTAAACTGAAACTCCGTCTATAAAATATATAACAAAAGATAAAATTATTAAAATTATCCCAATATAAAATAATCTATCATCCTTATTAACAATGTTTATTATTTCATAATAATAATTTTTACTACCCGTTATATATACGGTTTCATTGATTATATCAATAATTGTCTGTATTGTATTTTCATATATTTTTCCGACACTTAAATCTAACAAACTCATATTTATATTTAATTATAAAAAATTAAATAACGTCCATTAAATCAACAGATGACATTAAACTTCTTCTACAACAATAACGTGTTAATCCTAAATTATCTAGGATTTCTTTTGTATGAATATCACTATAAAATTTAAAATTGGGATCATCTTTTTTATCGGTTGGAGATAGTTTATTTTTTTCTTTATGATAATAATCATATTTATCGGCAATTACTTTGGAACATGTAAAACAACGAATCGGAATTATCATTTAATATAAATATATATAAATAAATATTATCATTTTTTTTATATAACTATAATATAAATGAATAGTATACATATCCAGCGATTATTAGCCCAATTTGATGAACGTTTACGATTTTTTGAATCACAAGGTGTATCATCATCATCTCCGCAATCAGTTGATTTATCATCAGTATTTTCACGTTTAGATAATTTAGAATCTAGACAATCATCTGGATCTACGCCTATTGATTTAACTGATGTAATAAATCGTTTATCTGCCTTAGAATCTAAGCCATCTGTTGATTTAACTGATTTAATTGATCGTTTATCTGCTTTAGAATCTAAACCACCAGTTGATTTAATTGATGTAAATCATCGTTTATCTGCATTAGAATCTAAACCAGATGTTGATCTAACTCAATTAGCTGATTTAACTAATCGTTTATCTGCATTAGAAGATAAACCAGAAGTTGATCTAACAGATCTAAATAATCGATTAGCTTCATTAGAATTTAAACCGGATGTTAATTTAACTGATTTAACCGATCGTTTATCTGTACTAGAAGCAAAGCCAGAAGTTGATCTAACAACTGTAAATAATGAATTAAGAGCCTTAGAAACTTCATTTTCAAAATTAGAAGAAACTGTAAATGAATTAAAATTAGAATAATTTATTATTTAAGACTTAATTATTTTTATATAAATATTATGGATAAGATAGATATTTATGTTATACGAAGCGAACATCTTAAAAAAAGAGAACCTATTTTGAATAATATGATGAATAACATTATTGAAATTATGAAAAAAAATAATTATAATATAAATGTAATAAATATAACAACACCTACAATACAAGAAATTGAATCAAATGTTGGAGATTATAATAAAATGATAAATTTAAATCCCGATGATATTCACGATGATGATTTTAAAAAATTGCAAACTAAATTTAATTTAGCTCAATTGTCAAATTTATATAAACATAAAAAAGCATATGAAATGATAAAAACTAGTACAACTAAACATAATTTAATAATAGAAGATGATATTATATTATTACAAGAACATGTAGAAAATTTTAAAGTTTTTATGAAAAATTTATCAACATATGAATATGATATTTTATTAATGTCAGTCTCAAATAATAGTGAAACAGAACCATTAGATATAGTTATGTCAACTTTATATTTTAAAATATTAATTTCAAAATGTGCTTATTTTGTATCACCTTCAATGGCTGAAAAATTATTTAATTATTTAGATGTTGTTAGATTTACATTAAAATTAAGTTTATCTAAATATATTTTTGATAATAAAGCAGATATATGTGCTTATATATTAAATAAACATACAATATTAGAAGGATCAAAATTAGGCGTATTTACTTCATCTACAAATACTAATAATTTTCTATTACAAAATATAAATTTCATTAAACTTATTGAAATGTTAAATAATAATGAAACTGATATAAAAAAAGTTGAAGCACATTATAATAATTTTGGAAAAGATAATCCTGATTTTCAACATATATTAGGATTAATATATTTTAAAAATAATAAATTTAAAGAAGCTGTTGATATTTTAAAACTATCTGTTATTAATTATAAAAACGCTGATGGATATATGATACAAAACAATGAAATATTAAACAATGCCATAAATATTTATCAACATTATCAAGATGATATAAAAGATTGTTTTACAAAAGAAGGGATTTATTCTTCATAATAATATGAAAAAAATCAGGATCAAAAATTGCTGATTTATATTCAGGCTTAAAATTTTTTAATATTTTTTTTAAGTCAATAAAAATATCACATAAATATCTTTTATATACTACTGATAAATATATATTTTCAATATTATTATAAAGTTTTGTATCTTCTAAACATAAATCGTATATTGATTTACCACCAATTACAAAAACTTTATTTATTTTTTCGCTATTAATTTCACAATATTTTAAAGCCATATCCATTGTTGAAAAAATAAGTAAATTAGAATAATCATGTTTTAATGAATAACTATTACTAATAACTATATTTATACGATTTCTTAATGGTTTTTCATTCATAGAAAAAAATGTTTTTCTTCCCATGATAATAGCATTCTTTTTTTGTAAATAATTATCTTCTGTAATTTTTTTAAAGAGTTTTAATTCATTTTTAATATCCCATGCTAAATTATTATTATATCCAATACCACCATCTAACGTACACGCTAAAATTATAGAAAATAACATTATAGTTAATAATAAAAAAAAGTTTATATATATTTATAAATCGATCATATATTTAACGGCGCTTAAATCTAGATCTTTAACACGTACAAATTCATATTTTTCATTTGGAAGTGGTCTTTTAATTATGAAAGGAATTTTACCTTGTTTTAATTCTTCTAATGCAACTAAACGCAAATCCATATTAGATTTTATAGGAGAGTCTATTTTAACAAATGGCATATGTCCGGTTGATAATTGAATTGTCCTTTGACTAATAACTTGATTAAATTCATATTTTGTCATAATTAATTTACTTATTTTTTCATTATTTAATGAAGCTAAAACTTTATTGCATTCATCAAATGGTTGTTTTAAATCATTTGAAGTCATATTAAATATATATTCTTATATTAATAATCATTTTTTATTTTTTGCTTAAATACTATTGTAAAGACCAAAAAATACTTTAAATTGGTCTTTATAAAGATCATAGTTCTACTTTGACATCAGTTCTACTTTTTGTTCTTTTTCTTGTCGCATTTCAAGCAAAAGATCGAGTTTAATCTGTCTGCGATTCTTTATATTTTCTCTTACTATTTCCTTCATTTCATCAGAATAGTATTCTTTTACTATTAATGTTGATAATTTAGGAAGAAAATAAGTTTTGTTGGCTTTTTCATTGAAGGTGATGCGACGACGAATCATAGACGTATCTTTTCTTGAACGAAGCTTCATCTTTTGATGATAGTATCCATTTAGATTAAATTAATCATTTTTTTGACTATTATTATAAAAAATAGAACAAATTTAATATTAAAGAAAAGATAGTAAAAAAGAAGAGGGAAAAAATGTTTTTTTGTTGTTTGAAAAAAATACAAAAAATACAAAAAATAAAAGTTTCTTGTGCTTATTGTAATACAAGCCCTTATTTTAAATATACATATATAGATTTATATGATCCTGATATAACTATAAAAGATTTAAAAAAAATAATATTAGATAAAATAAATAAAGAACCACTTATCTTTTTGAAATATTATAAAATTCATTTTATAAATATAAAAAATATAGAAGACAATACAGTATTAGGTTTTTTTAATAAGAAAGAAATAGAATTTATATATGATTTTGAATAATTATTTTAATTTTAATCTATTTTTAATATTAAAATTACATATTATTTTGGTATCTCTATAATAAAAAGTAAAAACTTTATTTTTTCTTTCATTAATTATAAATTTTTTTTTAATATTATTTTTGAAACACTTAAAAAACATCAGCAAATGTCTTGAAAAAAAATATAAAAAATTATAATCATTTTTTATTTTCTCTCCAAGTAAATCCACAATTATCACATACATAGAAATATTTCATATGCGATGGATGATATTTAATTGGAATAATTTGTCTTTCATTATCTGGAATAACACAATTGGTACATTTAATATTATCATCCTTAATTCTTCTTAAAGAAGGGTCAAATCTTAAATAATTATTAATATGTTGATTATATAAAAGCTCATCTTCGGTATAAATTGTTTCTGAAATTTTAATTGCATTATTACTTTTTTCATCTTTTTCAAAAGAACAATGTTTACAATAATATACTAAATTTTTAGATTCATTTGTTTTAATATAAATCATGTTATGACATATTTCACAGAAGTTCATCTTTAATAATTAATTATATTAATATTTTATATTCATTTTTTTTTATAATAAAACTTGACATAAAAAATTTTCAATATAAATAGGTTCTCTACCTTTATTTGATATTGTTAATAAATAATCTATTTCAGCAGCAATTTTTATTATATCAATTGCTTTTTTTTTATAAATTTTTATTAAATCCATTGTTATATTAAAAATACTTAGATTATATTGTGATAATTTATATGATAATTGTCGTATATCATATATGTCATATTTTGTATTTACAAAATTAAAAATTGGTGGATAATTAAAATTACAAAATTCATTTGTAATTAATAATGGTTCATTTATATTAACTTGTGATAAAAATATGCAAAAAATTATATTTCTGTTTTCAATTAATAATTTTTCTTGAATAAAATCATTAAATATTTTTTTTATTTCATCAATATGAAATAATCTTAAACGAATGAGTGAAAAACGACTTTTTATTGGAGACTCTATTTTACATATTTTATTCGTAGAACAGATAAAATATACATTATTATAAAATTTTTCTAATATAATTCTAAAAACATATGAATATTCTTCTAGTTTATCTATGTTTTTTAATATAATAAGATGTTTTTTATTACTTACTGCTTTATTTTTAATAATAAATAATAACATATCTGTTAAAAAAGTATAGTCATTTGATATATTTGGATTATTCAAATCAATTTCAAAAAAATTTTGATTTTCATAATATACTATATTTTTATTCCAAACTAACTCCTTTTTATTTATATTATTATTAAATTTTATTTTTAATAATTCGTCAATAATTAAATCAATAGGAAATCCAATAAATGAGTAAAATAATAGATTATATTCATATTTTGAATATGATTTTAATATTAATTCATATTCATTAAAACTATTTATAATTCTAGTAAAATTATTTTTAAATTTAATCCATACGGACATATTATTTATTTATTAATGTATAATCATTATATAGAAAAATGACAGGTGATGAAAAGCTAAATATATTCATTAATATATGTATTTTTACTACTTTCATATTGTGTATAATATTGATTGCAGATGAATTATATAATATGGTAAAATTTACATATAATTATACAAATTTGTATAATTTAGGTGCGTTTACTGAAAAATTTAACAAGGATAAAACAATCGAAATGGAAACTATTCGTTATAATATTTATAGTAATATTGACAAATATTATTTATCAAAAGATGTTTATAACAAATCATATTTAAATTACTTAATTATTATAGCAATTACTATAATTACTTTATTATTTGTTGCATCATATGCAATGTATTTTTATAATTTATTTATAAATGAGAAAGAAGAATGTAATCCAATTGTAGCAACTTTTAATGATAAATCTATTATTAAACGATTTATACATTGTATTGGTTTAGTAAAATTAGAAACTTATATTCCTAATTGTACTTTAAATTATATTGTATTTTTATTTATAATTATAATTGTACCATTATTTTATATTATAAAATTATTATTTAATTATGATATTAAATCTAGAATTTTAAATTTTTCATATAATATAATTAATGTATTATTATTATTTTATTATGGATATAAATTATTAATAAATACATTTGATGATGATACTATACCAGTTGATGAAAAAATTAAGATAATGGTAATATATATTACATTCACTATTTTATATATTTCTGCTAGATATATATATAATTATACTTATAATAAATACAATGATGGAGAATTAATTAGTAAATTTGATAAAACTGTATTTTTCGATCTTTATAAACAAAAAGAACCAATAAAACCAAAAGAACTATCAAAACCAATGTTAAATGGTGAAGATTTATCTATAACATTTACATATTCACAAGGCGATACAAAAGATCGTAATTATTTAAAGAAAAAACAAATGATGGATGATTATTATATTCAACTAAAAAATTATAATGAAGATATTGCTATTTATAAAGAAAAATATAATATTTATAAAAAATTAAAAATTAAATTACCAGAAAATTTAGGTATAATAGACGTACCATATAATATGCTTGGATTTAATGATAAATTTTTAATATATTTACATTTTGTATTAACATTTGTATTTATATTAAATTATTATTATAAAGATCAAATAACAAATAATGATAATAAATATACATATAATTGTTTAGTTTATATTATGTGTGTTTTATTAATATTAACACTATCAAATGCTGTAATATATTATAATACATATTTGAATAAATATATAATATATGAACCTATGGCACAATATAAGAGTGATGTAACAGTAGCAAATACTAAATTAAATTTATTAATGAATGATGCGATGGGTGGTAATGAATTTTATAAATCATTAATTAATAATAATTCAAATACAAGTAATAGTGGTTATAATAGTAAAACATATCTTTCAAAAAATGATATAATTGAAAAAATTAAAAATATTGCTAATTCAGCGTCACCTTATAATTATGAAATTATAACAACAATTAATAGTGATATTATAAATAATTATGATAATAATATTTATAATAATGATAATTCTAATATCCAAATAACACAAGATTATGATTTATGTTATAATAATCTTACATCAGGACATAATCCTTTAAATCATTTAATTACTAATATTATATCATTAGAGACACATAACAAAAGCGAAAATATGATAAGAAATATATACTTTTATTATAATAATAAATATATATCAATTAAAACAAATTATGAAAAATATTATTTTATGTTTTATTATGCTATAAAACAATATATATACTTATGTAATGAATATTATGTTGCAAAATATATAATTACACAAAGCGCTAATATACCTAATAAAATGTCAACAATTATAGATATTGTTGGTAAATTAAAAGTTTATATTGAAAATCAATTAAAAAATAATAAAATTGATGATATGGATGAAGAATTTATTGGAAATAATTTACAAGATATTAGAACAGATGCTGAAAAAACAAATAAAACAACTATTAAAGAAAAATATATTTCTCTAATTTCTGGTATTTATACAGATATAAATAAAAAACTTAATCCAACAACATCAACTACAATTGATTTATTTACAGATACGCAATTAAATAATGTAATTAATTATGGTAAAAATTTAATAAATATTTTTAGTAGTAATATTATTTCAACAAATACTCCAATTAATATATCAAATTGTGAAGTAATTTATAATAATTCAACAGGTACAAGTAATTTATTAAAAACAACAAGTGTAAATTTAATAGATACATCAACAATTACAACATCTTCATACGATATAAATAGTTTAAAATTAACTATTAAAAATATTGTTACTTATTATAAATTACCAACAAATATAATAGATAATAATAAAAATGAATATTCTATAAATATTAATACTGCAAATTTTTTAACCAATAATTATATATATGTAAACCAACATTCTTATGATGCAAATACTAATTTACAATTATACTCATTTAATGATAGTATTCGTAATAGTAGTCCTATTATTCATAGAGACAAAAGCGTTGAACCTATAATGGATAATATATCACAATTTACCACAGTTGCATTTAATTTATCTGGCAAATCTTTAAATTTACCATATAAAGTTTTTATCCATACTGATACCGATATTAATGATAGAATTAAATATAAAGTATATTATACTTTACATAATACCTTTGTAAATGTATTAAATAGAAATATAACAAATAGTACTCCTAATTTATATAAATTATTTGTAAATAATAAATCTCCAAATAAAAATATACTATTTTATAATAAATTTAATTCAAATCCGACTTTAAATATTAATATAAATAGTGAAAATACATTATATACAATACCTGAAACTACAAAAGGGACTGATACTAATTTAGCATTAATTAGTATTATTTATAATATTGTAATGATTGATCCAAATAAAATAAAAAATTTATTAGATAACATAAATTTTCTAATTTATAATGATGATGATAATGTTATTAATCATAATTATTATGATGAAACAACATATAGATTTGTAAATGATAGAAAAGAAATATTAGAAAATTCTATTTATATAAATCAACCAAATTTGACAAATAGTATAAAAACATCAATAATGGATGTTGGTTATAATAATAATGAATTAATTACATTATATAATCAAAATATTTCAATAGTTAAATTAATAATATTACTTTATTCTAAACTAATATTGTTTTTAAAAACAGAAATTAGTAATATAGATCCTAAATTATGTTCTAAGATTAATCCTGATATGAATACCATAGAGAAATTTATAACAGAACATTTTTCGGTTAATACTAATTCAATCGAAACATTTGTATCAGATCGTTTTAGATATAATATAAGAGAGAATTTTCAAGGTATTGGTGCTGGCGCTGGTTTTGGTTTAAATTTTCCAAAACCAGCTCCTCCACCAGCTCCAGCTCCAGCTCCTCCACCACCACCAGCTCCAGCACCAGCACCAGCACCAGCACCAGCACCAGCACCAACACCAGCACCAGCACCAGCTCCAGAACCAACACCAACACCAACACCAACACCAACACCAATACCTGATCCTACACCAATTATAACACAAATTGCTGAATTATATACAACACAAACACAAACATCAGCGCCACCAATAGAACAAACTTCAATAACTGTTTCCGAATTAACAACTACAAGATCTTTATATACAACAGGATCTTCATCAAAAACAGCAATTGATAGAATTAATAAAAATATTGCAGAATTCTTTAATATTGTTATATTTTTAATGGATAATTTAACAGCAAGTGATCTTGATAGTATAAATACTGTGATTAAAAATTATAATTTTTATAATAATAATATTTTTACAAATAAAGATTTAATAAAACTACCATTAAATATTAATTGTGATTATTATAATAAATATTATAATATGACAAACAGAGATATTACAAATATGAAAAATAATGTATCATTAGTATCATATAATTTCATAGTTTTAATGACTGCTTTAAGTGTTGTTATATTTGAACCAATGTTAATTATAAAATCTTAATATATAATTAATATGAGTTGTTCGGATAATAATTCTAGTGCGAATATCGAATACTATTTTATTGGAAATAGTAAAGAATTACAAAAAGAATATATTTTTTCTAATTTTGATACTAATTATATACCATTACAAAATATACCAATATCATATTATGAGACAATAAAACCTAAAAATAATGATAAAGATTTAAATAATTTAATTACCCAATTAAATGTTTCAACAAAACTATATAATACATATAATATTTATCCTATTGCAATATCAGTAGTAATATTAATAGTTATTTTACTGATTATATTTATGAGATTTATATTTTTCAAATTATATCATATTTATAGTTATTTATTAATATTTATTGTTTTAGGATTAATTATCGTAGGTAGTATGTGGTTTTTATATATTAATAATGAAACGCTATAATATTATTTATCCATTATTTTAATAGAGATAAAACAAAATGTCAGAACTATTATTTGGGTTCAGAGATTTACCTAATATTCGTGATCCAAATAGAAATGTAATGTTAAATATTGGTTCCTTTTTTATGAATGATGAATATGTTAGAAAATTTAATCCAAAAAGATATTCATTTTATATTAAATTTTTGTCAGGATTAACAAATCCTGATAATTTATATAGATTTATGTATAAAACAAATGAAAGTAAAGTTTATCATGAAGAATTAGCAGGACAAATCAAAAAAATTACAGAATCTTTAAGTAAAATGAATGCAAAACAAAGAGAAAGAGTAGTTAGTAATCTAAAAACAATAATTGAAAATAAAGATAGTGATAAATATTCTGAATTATTTACTTCTATTAAAAATTATACAACTCCAATAACAGGTGGTAATCCTGAATATTATATAAATAAACGATTTATGCCTATGGAAAGTTTAATTGAGAGCGTACACAAAGTTGATCCATTAATTGGTAAAGTACCTCCAAAAACAATCGATGAAATTATTATTGATAATAGTCCACCTTATAAAAATATAAAGCATTCTGTTTCAGAAAAAGGTCAATCAACTTTAACACATACAAACGATGATACAACTGTTGAAAAAATCAAAGGTATATATCAAAATTATAAAGATAATTCTGAATTTAGTCCTGATAGAATAAATGTGGTATTAATGGATCGATTGATATTTATATTAACGACATTTATATTACGTATGATATCATTATCATTGGTTTATTGGGGATTAAATTCAAATTTAATAAATAATTTTAAGACAGCTTTTATGTATTATTGTCTAATTTATATATTATTCTTTGCATTTGTTGTTGGATTAGTTAATATAATATATTATTATCCAATTTTTGAATTATTTGGCAATACTTCATTAAAAATATTACCAAATTATTTATATTATTTTTATATACACATAAATGGTATTAATAGATTATTATTACATATCATAATTATATTAATGTTATTATTTATACCATTTGTATTAACATTAGATGTAACTAAGAAACGCATGGAAGATGACAACAAAAACATAAGTTATAATTATAAAAAGAAAGAACAAATTTATAAAACTATTTCAAATTTTTCATTAGTAATATTTGTATTAACGAGTCTAGTAGCATTTAATTATTAAATTTGTTATTGTAAAATAGATAATGGATTTAAATCGTGATTTATTTATAACAGAATTTATAATTAATTATTTACAATCAGCTTATCCAGATACTTATAGCGATAGAGAAATAATTAAAAAATTTATTCGTTATAAAGAACTAAAAGAAAAAGAAGATGATAAAAAATTAACAACTGGTAATGAAGAGGAATTGCAACATTTAAATGAATATTTTTATGGTAATACAGATGGAACTTCCAGTAATAATGCCGGATATAATTTAGTTAATACATACAAAAGTACTATTCGTATTATTGAAGATTTAATTAGTAAAGAAGATAATGCTGTAAAAGATGTTGTAAGTGAATTAACAAAAATAATAGATGTTGACATAAAAGATGATATAGCTTTTAAAAGATATTTAAATGAATTGATAATACCAATGATATTTAAAGATAAATCACCTATAAATTTAAAACAGGAATTAGTACAAGATGTTCCAAAATATACTTTTAAAAATGCTGAATCAGGAGAAAAAAGATTAGAAGATGAAGCAATACGAAAAAAAGAAGAAGAAGAACAAAAAACAAAAGAAAAGAAAGAAGAAGAACAAAAAATTCGTCAAGCATTGATAACTAAAGCATTAGCATCTAATGCTACACCACAACCACAAGGACCACCAGGGCCACCAGGGCCACCAGGGCAACCAACAGGTCCAACTCCAAATAATATAGCAGAAAAAGATAAAATAATAAATTTATTAAGACAGGAAATTCAAAAATTACAAAAAGGTGATAAACCAATATCTCCTGATTCTGAAATTATAAAAAAACTTAAATTAGAATTAGAAGAATTAAAAAAAAAGTTAGTTTTAAAACCAGAAAATGGTGTTCCATTAGCACAAGGAGAACAAGGATTTATTGAAGGAATACCAATAGCAGGACAAAATATTGGTCCACAACAATCAAGATATATAAATGATATAAATTCTGAAATATATGATGTTGATGCAGAAGATGAATACGGTCTTGGAGATTATATGGATGATGATGATGAAATTGCAAATCCACAAGCACATCAATTTAGTGATTATGGAATGCAAAACGAATTTATTTTAGTCGATGATGAATATGGATTATTAAAACATCATCCATCTTTTCCTGGTTATATTTTATTCGACAAAGAAGGTAAATTGAAATATGATAAGGATGATATTGGAAATATTGATTATGATTATTATATTAATAGAGATATTGATGATGATTTTAAAGATATAAAATTTGATTCTCATCCAAATCAAAAATTTAAATCAACTGTTAGAAAAGTTATAAAAGATCAAAGAATAAAAAAACAAGATGATGCAAAATCTTCTACATCAGAACAAAAAAAAGAAGATTCTGAAGAAGATTCTGAAGAAGATTCATCTCAAGATATTAACGCTTATTATAGAGAACGTAATACTGATCCTGAATTTGGTGGTGGTAAATATATAACATTTGAGGATTTTAATTTAATTTATGATAAAATAAATGATTTACCTATTATTAAGAAATTCAATAATAACAAAAAATTAATATGGTTATTATTGAATACTCATGATTTATCAATAATTATTTCAAAAAATAAACCATTAAAAATTATTAAGGAATATATTAATAATATTTTAATTACTATTTTAAAAATTATTAAATTTAATATAATATATTTTTATAATTATGATTTATTATTAACAAATCATTTTACAAGTGATGAAATAATTTATTATATATTTATAAACTATTTGTATAAACATTATAAATATATACCAGATGATAAAATAATTAAAGATAAACAAGTTATAATAAAATTATTTACTAATGTTAAATTTATAAAAAAGAATAATATTATAGATTCAAAATATTTATTAACATTTATTTACAAATATTCTAAATTAAATGACAATTCTACCTTAATTGGTTATGATTCATTTAAAACATATATGTATTTACATTCATTGGGTTATTTAAATAGTACAATAAAATTAAATGATACAAATTATGATATATCAAATTATAATAAAGTGAATTTATATAATTTTACTAATTTAAAAAGAGTATTTAATATTGAATTAAGTGAATTACAATTAAAAGCTTGTGTCAAAACATTAGAAAAAACAATGAAATCAAATAAAAATTTAAATACAAAATTTATAATTAATCATAATATTTTGGATCATATATGTATTACATCTGATAATATTTTTAAAGCTAATTATAATGATTTGCCAATAATAAATTATAAAAAATATTTAAAAATAGAAAAATATAATTATTTATTTGATTATGATAATAAATATAACATTTTATATTTATCAAGTTTTATATTTAGAAATATAGAAAAAAATCCAGTAAATCTTTATTGTGAATTAGTTTATTATTATACATTATTAGATAAAAGAGATAAGAAATTGGCTTCATTTATATATCATTTTATTTGTTTAATGTATAAAAAAATAAATAATACAGATAATACAGATGATATACATGAGAAACTAATAGCTCATAATATTAAAACACCGGAAGAATTTATAAAACCACAAATAAATAAAATAAATAATAATGAATTTATTAAATATTTAATAAATTTTTGCTATTATTGCTATAAAAATAAATATTATAATAGTTTTTATCATATTTTTATACCATTTTTATCATTTTATTATAAATATGATATAGATAATAAATTGCAAATAATGATACAAGAATTATTAATAAGTAATAATGAATATAAAAAGATAATTCGCGGAGGAACAGAAAACATTGAAAATAGCAAATCAATAGAACAACCTGAAAATGATGATTTTTTTACAAAAGAACATATTGAAACAATAAAAGAAGAATTTAAAAAAATAAAAGAAAAAATTGAAAAATCAATAAGAAAACTTGATAACAACGGTGAAATAGATCAATTAATTAATAAAATGTATAAATATATACAAATAAGTAGTCCGTATAATCCAAATGATCCAAGTGTATTTGAAGAAGCTTTTAACAAGTATTTACAAGACACAACAGATGATAATAATTTAAAAAATAGACAAATTGAATTAAATTATGTAATAAATCAAATAGAAGATACCATTAAAAAAAATCTTAGTTTATCAAAATATGAAATAACATTATCATCTGTATTTGAAAATTTTTTAACATATTTATCAACATCACCTTCTCAATTAAATAACTATACAACTTCTATTGATAAAATAAAAGAAATTAATAAAGCTACTCCAATAAAAACATATATATCAGAATATAAAACAACTATAGACAATATAATTTCAGATTATAGTCATGATGTTGATAAATTTTTTAAAATATTACAACGATATAAAAAACAACTTGAATCATTAAGGAATGAATTAAGAGATAAAGAATTTAATAAAAGACCACGACATGTAGAACATACAGAAACTGCAAATGAATCTGTTAAAATTGGAGGTTCTAATGATAAAAGAAAAACACAAATTGAAAACTTAAATAAGATAAAAAAAGATTTAGATATTAAAATAAAAGATATTGAAGATAATTTAAATAAATATTCACATACTAAAAGTTTATTTTCAAATACAGAAAGAAAATTAGTATCTAAAAATTTTATTGATAAAAAAGGAGATAATCTTTTTGATAAATTATTAAAAACATATGATAATGATATTAATAATAAAAATATACCATTACAAATCGCAAATGATATATTTTATAAAAAAGTTCAAGCGAATAATTTAGATCCATCACAAGAATTAGAAATAATATTGACAGATAAAATAGTTTTTATAGCAGTTGTATATATATTACGTTTAATTACTACTTATTTAACACATTATATGATTGATACGGATAGAACAACAACATTATCATCATGTTTGTATATATATATAATATGGTACTTAATATTATTTACGATTACTGTATTTATTATAAATTTTGATACATTTTATTTAAGAATTTTTGTAAATTATTTAAATTTACATATAAATACGACTGGTATTTTAACACATGTATTATTGATGATCTCATTTATTTATATAGTATATCTTTTAATAATAAATATAAATGGATATGAAAGAAAGAAAACTAGATTATCTGATCCAGAAAAAATAAAAATAAAATATAAACTTGATTTACTCACAATGATTATTTTTGTATTTATAGTTATAATGGTTTTTATTATTTAGGAAAAGTTTTAAATATTAATGATATTTGATATTTTAAATTAAACATTTTGCTATGAATGAAATTATCTATTTTTATACTATTATTTTTATTTATTGAAATAATATCATTATCTATTTTTTGTATAGAACAATCATATGTAATATTGTTTAAATTTATTTTAATTTTATCATATTGATTAAAATCATGATTATTTTTTATTTTACAATTAAAATAATTATCATCTTCGAGAACTTCTAATATATCAAACCAATAATTATTTAAATTTAAATAATTATTATTATAATCATATAAATTAATATTCCAATTATTCATTAAATTAATATTACTATATTTATCATTAACAGGTTTCCATATATCCCATATTTTATTAATATTGTCTGGAATAAATGTATAAGTTATATTATTATTTCCATCTGTAATTCCAACAATAATATAAGGAGTTATGTTCTTTATATCACTTGGAATACATAAATAAGCTGGATAAATGTTATAATTATTATATTTATTTATTATATTAAATGTATTTTTCATAGTATTAATAATAAATGAACGACCATTGTGATAATTATTATCAACATTTATATATTTAAAATTATTAACTGGTATATTTACATCTAATGGTTGTTGTTCCTGTTCTGTATCTTGTGCTTCGCTAATATTTTTAGTTATAATATTAACATTTGCTCTTTGTTTTTCGTATTCTTTGATTTTATCATCGATTGTTTCATTTGCTTCTTCTGGTTGTTTTATTAATAATTCTTCATCGATTGATTTAAGGACTTGTTTATTTAATTGTAATTGAATTGTATTATCAAGTTTTGTATTATTTTTAAAAAATTGAAAATAAAATTTGTCAAATTTATCACGTGGATATTCATTTAAATTATGTTTATCTTTTACAAATTTAATAGCAATTTCATATAATTTTTCTTTATTATCCATATTAAATATTTTTTAATAACTAGTTTTTAAGTATTGATTTAATATTTGGTCTAAAAAATTTAAATCGCAATGCTTTCATTACACTATCATTCATTTTACGAAAATTAATAACATCTATAAATTTAACATTATATCCATCTTTTTTTAATAATAATAACCATCTTGTTTGAAATGTAATTGAAAATATTCCGCATTCAGTATTACTTTTTTGATGTTCTACATTACTAACTTTAATTTTAAATTCTTTATCAGGATAAATTGATTCCATTTGTTTTTTTATATCATAAAATACTGGTTTTAATAATTTTGGAATAGGTCTTTTAACACTATCATAATAATAAGCACCATAACTATCATACTTCGGATCTAAAATAAAAAAACTAGAAGTCCAATGATAACCAGGTTCATCGTGTTTACATAAATTAGTTATGAATCCAAAAAATTTTTTACCAGATGCTATAATTTTTTTAATATCAATATTACAATGATTATCAAATTTACATGTGCCATTATAATTTTTAAGTCCAAAATCTATTGTATAAACGCCATAAAAATTATAAAATAATTCAGGATTTTTTTCATATTGACGCAGTACTTTAGCAATATCAATATTTGATAACCATTCTGTTTTATTGCCAACCCATGAAATTGGTTGTGATGGTCTTAAATCTTTATGATCTATTTTATTCATAGCTTCTGTAATATTATAATTTCTATTCTGATTAATAATTCTGATAATATCAAGGTAAGCCCAATGTTTTTTACCCATTTTTTTTTCCATATTTTCTAATAATTTAGTAGTATCTGTTGAAATAATTATTCTATTTTTTGGTTTCAAATAATTCCATGCTTTTGCAATTGTCAATAAAGATTCAAAACAATAACATATTACTTTATTTTCAGCTGTGGGACTGCAAAAACTCATTATGTTAATCTATAAATAGCAATAATAAAAAATGATATTTTTTATAATTTAAAAATATAACTAGTTATTAATATATATGAGTGCTCAGGATAAATTGAAAACATTTATTTTAAAGCATAAAATTGAAAAAGGCAAACCATTTACGAATACAAGTATTGGTTATCCAAAAGTTTCATTATATATTAGTGATGAAGAATATGAATATTTTCTTAATATATATTCTTTGGCTATCACAAATGGTGCCAATTTATATTTAACTGAAAAACCTATTGAACCTAGTCCTCTTAGAGTAGATTTAGATTTTAGGTTTCCGATGCCTGTTAATGAAAACGGAGTTCCATATTTACAACGTGTCTATACTGATGCAAATTTATTCAAAATTATTGATAATTATTTCAAAGTTATTAATATGTATTTGATTGGTAATAATGAGAATAATATTGCATATGTGATGGAAAAACCATATCCAACAGAATTAAAAAATAAAATTAAAGATGGAATCCATATAATTTTTCCACATATTATTATTGATAATAATACACAGCATTTTATTCGAAAAAAAATTCTAGATATTGCTTCAACAATATTTAGTGATTTATATTTATGCAATGAATATGAAGACATTATAGACAAAGCAATTATAAATGCAAATTGTTGGCAAATGTATGGTAGTAAAAAACCAGATTCAGAAGCATATAGAGTAACAAAAATATATAGTTTTAATATTGATGAAAATTTAACAACAAATATAGATTATAATCCAACTGCTAATGAAGAAATTGCATATATTAAATTATTTTCAATGAGAAATATTAAAAAAGAAATAACACTTCCAAAAGAAGAAGCAACAGGTGAAATTGAAGAATATATTAGACATATTTTACCAACTGTTGATAAAAAATTAAAAGAAAAATTAGAAAATAATATTTTATTGAAAAAAGAGATTAATATTATTAAAAATTATACAAATGATGATGATTATATTTTAGCAAGAGAATTGATTACAGAATGTTTGTCGCCTTCTCGGGCAGAAAATTATAATAGTTGGATTAATCTTGGTTGGGTTTTAAGAAATATTGATTATAGATTGTTATCACAATGGGTAGAATTTTCTAAAATTGGCAGTAATTATGTTGAAGGCGAATGTCAAAGTTTATGGGATAGAATGAGGAAAGATCATTTAGGAATGGGAACATTGAGATGGTGGGCTAAAACTGATAATCCACAGAGATATAAGGAAATTATTGACAATTCAGTAATTCCATTGATTGATATTGCAATTGGTTCAGAAGGAGCACATTATGATGTAGCTAAATTAATTCAAGTAATTTATAAAGGTGAATATAAAGCTGTAACAAAAGACACTTGGTATAAGTATGATCGTGATTGTCATTGTTGGGTAAGAACTCGCGAAGGTTTAAATTTACGAAAAGCTTTAAGTGAGGATATTTGTAGAAAATTTATGGAAAGAGCAATTTATTATAATAGCATTAGTAATAATAATGCATACGATCAAGCTCAGCAAGCTATGTATAATAAAAGAGGCACAGAAGCATTAAAAATAGCTCAAAAATTGAAAACATCATCTTATAAAGATAATATAATGAAAGAATGTAAATGTCTATTTATTGATGAAAAATTTGAAGAATTATTAGATTGTCGTTCACATTTAATTGGATTTAAAAATGGTGTATATGATATGAAAATGCATATTTTCAGAGAAGGTATGCCTGATGATTATATTTCTTTATCAACTGATAAAAATTATATTCCATATTCAGCAAATTATCCAGAAATTACTGAAATTAATAATTTCTTTGAAAAAGTATTTACAAATATTAATATCCGTAATTATGTTCTAGATATTTTAGCTTGTATTATTGATGGTTCAATAGCACAAGAAAGATTCTATATATTTACAGGTCAAGGTAGTAATGGTAAAAGTAGATTGTTAGATTTAATTCAAAAATCAGTAGGAGATTATTATGCTACACTACCTATTTCACTACTAACTCAAAAACGTTCTGCTTCTAATGCGGCACAAGGAGAAGTAGAAAGAACAAAAGGAAGAAGATTTGCAGTATTACAAGAACCAAATGAAAATGATAAAATTAATGTTGGATATATGAAAGAATTGTCTGGTAATGATAGAATTTTAACAAGAGGATTATATAAAGAACCTTATGAATTTAAACCACAATTTAAAATGATTTTAGCTTGTAATGAATTACCAGAAATTCCATCACAAGACGGTGGTGTTTGGCGTAGATTGAGAGTAATTGAATTTACATCACGTTTCTGTGAAAATCCTGATCCTGAAAAACCTAATGAATTTATGATGGATTTAGAATTATCAGAAAAATTTGAAACTTATGGTGAATATTTTCTAAGTATGCTAATTGAACGTCATAAGAATATTAATCCAAATAAATTGTTTGAACCACGAGAAGTTATCAATGCTACATCTAAATATAAAGATAATAATGATGTTATCGGACAATATGCAAATGAACGTATTATCCCTGATGCATCTAGTAAGGAGAAGGTTGGATTACAAGAAGTATATAATGATTTCAAAATGTGGGCTATTGAAAATGTTTCAGACAAAAAGAAAATTCCTGATCGTAATCAATTGAGATCATATGTTGAGAAACATCATGGTATTTATATTGCTAGTGCTGGATGGAAGGGATTTAAATTAAAACAGACATAAAATGCGATTTATATAATTCTTCTCTATTTTTTGACATTGAAATTATCCAGAAAATATCTTTATAATTTGATGTAATATTAAATTCCAATAATATCCAAATATCATTATGAAATAATACAATTGAATTATTAGAACATTCGTGATAATTCGGAAAATTTGATTGTATAATATTCATATAAATTGTACCGTTATTAAGATATTCATTAATATCGCCTTTAAAATAACTATTTTCAATTGTTTTATTATTATTAATATAACTGATAATAGAATTTATAGACATTTATCTTTATTTAAAAATAAATTCTTATATCAGAATATAAATATGAGTGATATATCAGAAGAAAATATTGAATCTAATTATAATTTAATTTATTTTTTTTCATTATGGAAAAATCTTGTTTTATTAAATCGTGAATTGTAAAAATAAAAAAATGATATATAAACAGATAAAACAAAAATATTAACAAAATGGAAATTGATAATGTTATTCAAAATATTAAAGAAATGTTAGTTGAACGTGATGAAAATATTGATGAATTTTCAGAACACGAACAAGACATTGATAGAGAAGAGTTTTATAATGATGAAAAAATTATTGAATTTCATACAGATAATTCTACTATCATATTTGCTTTAACAAAATCTTTAAGAGTCAATGTTATCGATGCTCTTAAAAAAAGTAAATCAAATATTGATAATTTCGTTCATAGTTATAATGGAAAATATAATATTTTATTAATTTTTAATAATGATATTTTAACATCACCAACAATTATGCAATTAAATATTATTGATAAAATTTTACAAAAAAAGAAAGGTATGTTGCAATATTTTCAACTTAAAGAATTACAATTTAATCCGATGAAACACGAATTAGTTCCTCCTCATCGTAAACTAACACCAGAAGAATCTACAGAAGTTATGAATAAATATTTAATTAAAAGTAAACTTCAATTACCATTAATATTAAAAAATGATGTTATTGCAAAATGGTTAGGTGTTAAACAAGGAGAAATTATTGAGATTACCAGATATGAAAATTCAAGTGGTAAGTCTTATTATTATAGATGTTGTATATAAGATTATTTTTTTATTATTTATTTAAAAAATGGGTTCGCGAAAAAGGGATTACAATCCTATAACAGAAAGTTATAGTAAAGAAGAAATAACATATTTCAATAGTCTTTTACCAGACACAAAAAAATCTATAATAAAAAAAGAAACAGATTTAAATGATAGTAATTTAAAAAAAATACCATTGAGATTTAAAATTTTAACAGCAAATACTAGTATTGAAAATAAACAAACAATTATAAATAAATTAAATGAATTTAATAAAATTTCAACATTTTCATCTGAATATTCAAAATTTTATAAATTTATTAATGTAATTGATAAAATTCCTTTTGGTATTTATCATAATATTAATAATAATAGTAGAAATATTAATGCTGTTAGTATTTTTTTAACTAATGTAAGAAAAGAATTGGATAATAATATTTACGGACACAATGAAACAAAAGAACAAATTGTAAGAATTTTAGCACAATTTATAGCAAATCCAGATGCAAAGGGTTGTAATTTAGGAATTCAAGGTTCAATGGGTGTTGGTAAAACTAAATTGATTAAAGATTGTATTGCAAAAGTTTTAAAATATCCATTTGCATTTATACCATTAGGAGGAATATCAGATGCTAGTTATTTAAAAGGACATTTATATACATACGAAGGTGCTACACATGGTAGAATTGTAGATGAAATAATAAAAGCAAAAGTAATGAATCCTATTTTCTTTTTTGATGAATTAGATAAGATTTCAACAAGTCGTTATGGTGAAGAAATAACAAATACTTTAATACATATAACAGACAGCACACAAAATGATACATTTACTGATAAATTTTTAGGTGATATTAATCTTGATTTATCAAAATCAATAATGTTTTTTACATTTAATAATATCGAAAAAATTAATCCTATTTTAAGAGATCGTATGACTATAATTAAGGTTGATAAATATACAAAACAAAATAAAGTAGAACTTGCTAAGAAGTTTTTAATTAAAGATATATGTAAATCATATAATATTGATTTAAATGATATTATAATTAGCGACAAAGATATTGAATATATTATTGAAAAAACAGTAGATGAAGATGGTGTTAGAAATCTTCAACGTAATATTAATAATATTTATTCATATATTAATATGCATAAATTCATAAAAATAGATGATGATGTAATAAAATTTCCATTTACAATAACAAAAAATATAATAGATAAATATTTAATTGTAAAAAAAGAAGACAATTTAATTAATCTTTCCTTATATATATAATATGAATTATATTTTGATAGGTAGTGTAGTAATAATATTAATAATTGTGATTATTATTTTTATATACCGAAATAAAATTGAACGATTTTCTGATAATATATATATGTCTCAGGAAGAAACAATAAAATTTATTGATGCAGATGAAGATAAATATATAGAAAATTTATCAGAATATGATTTATATGCTAGAAAATGTGAAAATAAGTATCAATATAAGAAAAAAGTAATGGGTGCTTGTTTAAATTTTACAGAAAAACAAAAAAATAAGCTTGATAAATGTACTGTTGTTGCAAGAAATTATTATGATAATAATAAGAGTTGGAAATTTGCTTTAATTGATGATGAATATGAAGAAGGTTTTCCACATACAAGAACTGATATTATTTTTTTATCACCTAAAATTATTAATTATGAAGAGGATGAACTAATAAAAATATTAATTCATGAAAGTATTCATATATTACAAAGATATGATAAAGATGCATTAAATATATATTTAATGAAAAAAAAATATACTGTTTCACGTAAAAGGGAAACAGAACCTTTGATTCGAGCTAATCCTGATTTAGATGAATTTATTTATAAAGATGAAAATGGAGATGAAATGATTAATAAATATAAATCTACTACTCCACAAGGTATAAATGATATTATACCAAGTAAAAACGAACATCCGTTTGAAGTTATGGCTTACGAAATATCTGAGGATTATATTAAATATAAATTATCTAAATATAAATATATATAATGGATCAGATTATTTCACAAGCACCTTCCAATTTCTCAAATGAAGAAATTGAAAAAATCTTTATAAAAAATAATTCAAATGTTAATAATACATTAAGTGAATTATGGGATATTAATTTTATTAATATAACTGAAAAAGAACCAAAAAAATGGGATGAAATACGTGATATATGCGATTCATATGACAAAGAAATGAAAAATATGGTACATAAATATAGAACATAATGTATGAATATTCAACATTACATGAAATTATTGAATTACAATATAAAAGAAAAATAGAAGGTGATAATTCGTTATTAGAACAATCTATACAACTCGGTAAAGGTTATATAACACCAAGTAATTATTTACAAAATTTAAACAATATGTTTATTAAATCATCTGATGTAATACCTGAAACAAAACCAATCTATCTACACAATAATTATTAATTATTTTATATAAGGACTTTATTTTAATCTTATACAATATGACAAATAATAATTATATATTAGAAATTAAAACAATTCAAGCATCTACTATAAAATCGGTTATAGATGCTATGAAAGAAATTTTAATGGACGTAAATTTAGAATTTGATGAAAATGGATTAAAAATAGTTGCATTAGATAATACTCATATTGTTTTAATTCATTTAAAATTACATGCTGATAAATTTGAAAAATATTACTGTATGAAGAAATTGTATGTTGGTATAAATATGCTAAAATTTCATATGTTAATAAAAACAATACAAAATGGTGATATATTATCATTATTTATACATAAAAATGATCCAAATATACTTGGAATAACTATTGAAAATAATGAAAAAAATGTTAAAACAACTTATAAACTATCTATGTTAGATATAGATGTTGTAAATGTAGATATACCACCTGCTGATTTTAATACAATTATAACTATGCCATCCACTTATTTACAAAAAATTATAAGAGATATGCATAATTTAGCAGAATATATTGAAATTAAAAATATAGGTGGAAAATTAATATTAAGTTGTCAAGGTGAATTTTGTTGTCAAGAAACAGTTCTTGCAACAGAAACACAAAATATTCAAATTAAAAATAATGATAATACACAGGAAATAATTCAAGGTGTATTTAGTTTGAAATATTTAAGCATTTTTACTAAATGTACTAATTTATGTTCTAATGTTGAAATATATTTAAAGAATTCTTATCCAATTATCTTACAATATACCATAGCATCGATGGGAACAGTTAAACTATGTTTAGCACAAAAGAGTGAAGATTAAGCTTTTCTAATTTTCTAATAAATATTTTTTCTTTTACATATTCTTTATAATTATTTTCAATAAATAATAAAAAAATATTTAAAAAAATTTTATCAATATCATTTATTTTATTTTCGTTATATCTTTTATCAATAGATATATCTAGATTTATTACATTATTTTTATCACAATTTAAATTTACATCATAATAAATATCTTCAATAAATTTATAATGCTCTAAATCGCTTTTCATACTACAATAATAATTAACATTATTATCATTTTGTGTTTCTTTAATGAATATTTCAATTTTTAGATTATCTAATACACCATTAAGTAAATTTAATAATAATTCAGGAAATTCAATATGTTTTAAATTTTTTATTCTATAATTATCTCTTTTATAAAATTTAATATTATCATCTAAACTACCTGTTTGTATAAATTCATATTCTTCAAAAAATACTTTATTATATTCATCACTTTTGATTAAATCTTTAAAATTAGAAATAGACATATAATTATATTATTAATAGTATTTATATAATTTAATATAAATATTATTCTACTTCATTGTGAGGTTTATACATAATTACAGAATATGGAGGTACTGTCAAATTATAAGAGTTCTTATTTACTCTTTCATTATTTTTTAACCAAATACGAATAATATAATAATTTTTCTTTGGACTTACTGAAAGACCATTGATATTCATAGATATTAATTCAGTTTTTCCCATTGTTTCTCCTAAAATTAATGATGTAATTTCAAATAGTTTATCATTAAATTCTTGTTTATTTACTTTAAATGAAAAACAACCACCGTTTTTATTATTTTCATCTTCCCACCTTGGCATAATGTGTTCTCTCATTATAAAAAACATTCCACGCATCCATAAATCTTCAAATGCCTTAAATACATTTATATAATCTTCTACACTACTAATTGTTGTAATAAATTTATAACTATTTGGTTCCCAATTCATATCATAGGGGTCGTGAAAATATAAAGACCAAACATCATTAATATATGTTAAAGACATGTATAACATAAATAAATAAATTTTTATATAAAAAATGATATTTGTTTTTTATTATAATATTGCCAATGAATAATATTGCAACATTTGTGTTCGTACTACTATTATCTTGTGTTATTGTATATATATTACCTATTGGATTGTTAACTAAATCTATTATTTATATTATTATAATTATCTTATTCTTTATAATTGATTATTATATTAATAAAAAATATAAATTACATTTGAAAATTAAAGAAATTATTGAGCTTATGAATAATAATGAAGATTATGATTTAATTAATACTAAAATAAATGAAATTGGTAAAAATAGAGAAAAAAATATTAAAAAAATAATTAAAAATTTAATTATAAATAAAAGAAATGAATTGTCAAAACAAATGCATAATAATATCAGTTGTGAGTTAAATATTACACAACCTATTATCAAGAATCACATGGATATATATAAAGCCGATTTAAAATCATACAAGGAATATTTAAAAACATATTTCAATGATTTAAATGAAACAAATGATATAACTATAATAATGAATAATTAAATTTGTTTTTTTGTTGATGCTGCGCGCGGTGATGCAGAATCTTCTCTTAATTTAGCTTCTTCCCTTAAAGGAGATGAAGCAACAGGAGATTCAGGAGATTTTGGTTTATCGCCAGTTAATTCATCTCTATATAATTTAGCAATATCCATCATACTTTTAAAGAAATAAACGGCTGATCTCATTAATATATCATGAGATGGTGCTTCACAATAAAATATTGAATTTCTGATTTTACCTCTTGCAAGTAAAACAGATGGTTCGTTTGGTTTGTCATATTGAACTGATATACCTAATCCATTTAATTTTTGACTATATAATACTATCAATACATGTTTATTTGTATCTCTGTCAAATATATAATTACATCTTACTACATGAATATGATTATATGAATCATCACATGCTTTATCGTGTTTTTCATAAGGTCCTTTGTATTCATTATTATTTATGAAATATCCAGGTTGACGCCCATTATTATTGTAAGCAATATTATTTCGCATAGATACCCAAGCATCAATGAATGGAAAATAAATAGTTCGTTCATCCATTGCATTATCTTTTAATCCACACACGGTTTTACCACCTCTTAAAAGTTGTATTCCATATTTATTTCGTGGAAAAACTTTACCATTAAATAATATATAATAATTTCTTTTATCGCGTTCATCTTCATATAAATTTAAAAAATCATTATTTACTGATACTTTTTTATCATCTTCATCTTTTTTGTTTTTTAATGTAACCCTTAAAAAAACACCAATTAAATTTAAACGATCCATTTCTATTATTTTGTTATAAATTAATTTTATACTTCCATTGGTTTAGGAATTGATTTAGATGTTGATTTAGATGTTGATTTAGATGTTGATTGTCGTGGAGCAACTAAATTTGGAATTGAATTTGGACGTTTGTTTATTGGTCTTATATAAGGTCTAATATACGCACCATCTTCATAATCATATTCTTTTTTACTATTTAATTTTTGTGCTAAATATAATAATCGTTTAAAATAAGTTATAGCACTTTCATTTAATAATTCACGACTTCTTGATTCTCCATAATAAATAAAATTTTTGTGTGATCCTGATACTTTTGTAATAGTAGCTCTGTTAGATTTATTATATTCAACTAATATTGGTATTCCATTACTTTTTTGACTATATAAAATTATTAGATTATGTCTGCCACGTACATTATCATATTTATATACCGCCTTAAAAATATGAATATGATTATTACCATCAGTACATTCTTTGCTATGTTGACTATATGGACCAGTATATAAATTATTGTTTAAAAAATATCCATCTTGATTTACAGACCATGATAAATTATTCTTTTTTGAAGCCCATGCATTAATAAAAGAATAATCAACGCGATTATCATAATATGCATTATTTCTAAGTCCACAATTATTATTACCACCTATTACATTATCTAAAAAATTTGGAATTTGTAATTCTCTATTTTTTCTATTATCATTATTTTCAATATTTATATAAAAAACGTCATTTCTATTATCAGATTTATATAAGGCTGTAAAATATTTTGATCCATCCATTTTTGTATAATTATATACTCCAACTTTTCTCTTAATTTTATCCATTCTCCTATAATAAGAAAACAAATATTAGAAAAATAAATTTTTTAAGCAGTAGTCGCACTAGCAAGCGCTGCTGCTTTGCTACCAGAAACTGGGAAATGATGAGAAATTAGTCTTTGAAGAATAAAGAATGTAACTTCTTCACCATTGTTGATTTTAAGGATTTTTTTGAGTTTTTCATCAGGAAGAATAATACGACGATTAGTTGGTTTATTAAGATCGTGTTCTTTTACATAAGCATTAATGTATCGAGTAATATCAGTTCTGGATTTTTCAGTTCCATGTGGAACACCAATAAAATCACATAGTTCATCTGAAATCTTATTTGGCTTAGCAAAACCAGAAGGAGACTTACGAGCATTATCACGTTTCTTTTGAATACGCTCTACAATCTTTCGAAGTTTATCATGTTCTTTTAGAACAGGTTTAAGAGATGTTTGAATATCTTTGATAGCAACTACTAAATTAGTAATCTTATCAGCTAGAATTTGTACTACATTTTCACCTGTAGATTCAACACCTTTTTCATCAGCACCTTGCTCTTCTGATACAGGAATTGTTTCATCAGTTTTTTGAATAGATACAGTTTTAGTAGCTTTTCCTTTCTTAGCTGGGGTTTTTGGCTTTACTACATCTACCGCTTTTGCATCAACGACTGGTTTAACTACATCTACCACTTTTGCATCAACGACTGGTTTGACTTCTGCTACTACTTTTGCATCTGGAACTGGTTTAACTTCTGTTTTTACTTCTACTACTGGTTTGACTTCTGCTGGTGCTGGTGCTTTTTTTGCTGGTGCCATATTATTTTTATATTTCTAATATAATAATAAATCTTTATATCATTTTATCACTTTATGCGGTTAAAAATATTAATTATATTATTTTTGTCATCAGTAGATATTTTATCCCATGTTTTTTTAGTAATTGGTATATATATGAAATTACATATAAAATCCCCGTTATTAATTCCCATTCCTTTAAATATATATTTATTACTAAACGGTTGAATATCAACTAATAATATATTTTTATCTAAAAATACATGTTCTCGGATATTACCAGTTATATATTCAATAGTATCAATTAACATATCATACACAATATCAATTGAATTATTTACATTTTTAACATGATAATAATTTGAATTTTCATTAACTAATATTAAATTAAGAATAATTTCATGTTCCAAATCATTTTCATCTATATGATTTATGACAACCTTTGGATATTTTTTACAATCTAAATCAATATATACTGGTTCTTCAACATCTTTTAAAAAAATTCTTAGTTTCTTCTTATTTTTACTATAATAATCATAATATGTTATATCTAAATTAAAAACATGCTTAATTACTTTGACACTGGTTTTTTTAATAATTACATTAATAAAATCTTTAAATAATTGGCTATTCATAATATAATCGAATGTCTCCTCCCAATTATTATAATCAATATTAATACTGTCAATATTATTTTCATTATTTAAAAGTTTATTATATGCATTTGTTGCATCTGTAAATTCTTTAATTTTTTGTTTTTTATCATCAATATCTAAAATATTATTTAATTTATCAGGATGCGATCTTAGTGCTATTTTTCTATATGCTTTTTTAATTTCATCAATTGAAGCATTAGATGAAATATTTAAAATTTTATATGGATTTTCATACATTATTTAAAAGTATAAATATTTATATTTTTAAATATAAAAATGAGTAATTCTATAAATGAATATATTGATATTTGCATAGGATCTAATGGTTCTCATTATGATGTTTCAAAAGTTATTTATGAATTTACAAAAGAAAAGTTTGTTTATTGTGGAAATAATATATGGAAATGTGATTTAGTTATTGATGAAAAAACAACATTATTGAAAAATGAAATAAAATCAAATGCTATTAATGCTTTTATTGAAAGAGCAAAAAATTGGGATGATAAAAGTATTATAGAAAAAGATATTAATATTTCAAATGATTTTAAATTTAAATCATCAGTTTTATTAAAAATTGCAAATAAACTTAAAGATCCTAAATATATTATATGTATTATCAAAGAATTAAAACAATTTTTTCCTTATATAGTAGATGATTGATCGAATAAAAAAAGAGATAGCTAATTTTTTTAAAAATAAATTTGTGAATATATATTTAGATACTGTAAATAAACGTAAAATTATTACTTATAAAAATATTAATATTATTATAATATATAAAAATGATAATGATTTTGATTTAAAACACATAAAAATGGTTTTAAAAAGGTTATATAATATTACACAATATATGGAAAAAACTTTTAATGTAATATTATTATTATCACCTTTATCTAAAAAAATAAAAAATAATATTTTATCTTATATAAATGTTAATTCTGGTTTTACATATTTAAACAAAAATGATATATATATTGTAAGAAAAGAAGAATATCCAAAAGTATTATTGCATGAATTACTGCATCATAATAAATATATACATTCGTCTTTTAAAGAATATAATATTAATAGATTAAAAAAACATTTTAATATTATTGCAAATAATACATTTGATCCAAATGAAACTATTGTAGAATTTTGGGCTACTATTATTCATTTAAAGCATATCAGTAAAGATTATAATTTAGACTTTTATAAGTTATATTTAGATGAATTGAAATATTCATTATATAAATGTTATCAATTATATAATTTACCTAATAATCTTTTACACACAAGTAATACTAATATATATTGTTATGTAATTTTCAAAACTATTTTATTATATAATCTTGTGGAATTTCAAAAAATATATACATATCCATATAATGATGATGTTATTACTGATTTTTTAATATCACATTCTAAATTACCATTAACAATAACAAAAAATCCTTCTAAAAATAGACAAGATGATTCTTTATGTTTTATGTCATATAGTGATTTGTAATTTTTAAACAACATTCAATACCATTAGGGCTACTTATTAAGTCAAATATAAGTCTTCTTAATGTTTCTTTATCAATATTATAATTATTTGAATTATTTGAATTATTTAATGCAATATTTAAAATATTAATAATTTCCATTAAAATGCTATTAATATTTTGATTTTCAAATAAATTCGAGTTTATAATACTATATAAATCATCAATATAATAATTGTTTACATTATTTAAAATAAAATCTATTGTTCTATTAACTAATTTGTGATTGCGCATTATTATGCTTTTTTTTATAAAAATAAAATAATCATTTTTTTATATATGTCAGTCGAAGATATTAAATATCTTAGAGATAATAGCATTCGTCAGTCTTATATTGCACTTATTGATAGTTCACAGCGTGATTTGATGACTTATCCAGAACCTAATTATTATACACTTGAATTAGATTTTGCAATTAAAAATGTGGTTGGTGTTGAAATTATTGAGTCTAGTGTTCCTAGAACAATGTATTCAGTCGATAAATATAATAATACTTTATATTATTATATTCATTCAAATTTTGATATTAATGAGTGTAATAATATAATAAAAATAATTGAAGGTTCTAATATTTTAAATTATGAAAAAGATCCTACTTATGATGGTATTTTTAAAAAGTTTGAAATGAAAATTGGTGATTATAATATTAATACTTTTTGTCAATATTTTAATGATGCAATAGCATTAATTATTAAAAATAATTATGATGCTAGTTATTGGAAAGATAGTAATTCAGATAATACACATCAATTACGCGCAAATGCATATGATTCCGAAAATCCTGAAATAACAAACACAATACGTTTTGATTCTGATTACCCAATTATATTCAATATGAGAGATAGTACACTTGCAGAAACATTAGGATTTTTCTTATTAACAAAGCCAAGTTTAAATAATATTAATTACACATATATAACAAAATATCAAAATAATATTAATTTTTTAAAATTATATCATAGTTTTTATGACTCTTCTAATAGATCATATACAATTATTGCTCCTGGATTAGTATGTTTTACAGGAGAGAAATATATTGTTATGCATTCTCCTGAAATTGAAGATCATTCATTGGGATCATTATCATATATGAAACATACACTAGGTATAGCTAAATTTAGAACAAATAGTTTAGGTTTCAATGATGAAATCGCTATTTTAACAAAAATTCCTATTAGAGAATTTCATCCTATTGGTAAATTAACAAAATTAACATTTCAGTTTTTAACTTCTACTAATAATTTGTATGATTTTAAAGGTGTTAATCATAATTTTACATTAGCTATTTATTATTTTGAACCAAAATTATTAACAAATGAAAATTTTAATTCCATATTAAATCCTAATTACAAAATGAATTTCAATGATTATAAATATACAAATGACGAACAGGAAATATTAAATGACGATGAAGATGAAAATGATGAAGACGACGATGATGATAATACATTTTCAAGAGATAATTTAAATTTATATAAAATAAACGAACAAAAATATAATTATTAATTTTTTATACCATTTTTAACTTCAAAATTATCAACATAATTAATTATATTATCAAGATTTTCTTTTGTAAATTTAGCTTTTTCAATTAAATCGGTAAATTGTTCCATCGACATTTGATTTGTTGTTAATTTTTTTACAACATCTGTTTCCATTGCAGATAAACCTTCAAGATTTTTTTCATATTCTTCCTGTTCTTGTATATCAGTAAAACGTTCATAATGTTTTTTATATTGGCATCCATATGTTATTATAAATAATATACCTATTATCAATAATAATGAAAATAAATTTAAAATATAGTCATATTCACCCATAATTATTCTGTAATATTTATAAGATATTAAAATTAAATATTTTTATTGAATAGATATGACAGAATTAAATATAGCTTATTCATACAATAGTGAATTATCAGATACTGATAATTCAGAACAATTTGAATCTTTATCAAATACACAACCTCAACAATTACAACAACCACCACAACAATCTTCACCTCCGCAAATGTCTCAACAAAATCAACAACCGCCTCAACAAGTTCAATATCAAGCACCAGTATATCAACCGACTGTTCCACCACCTACGTATTATTCACAACCTGCACCACCTAAAAAGGTAATTCAAAGTAGAACACCTGAATATTCATTCTGGGATAGAATGGCTATGTCTAGAAATGATGTTCTTAAATTATTTATATTATCATTAATAATAGTTTTAGGTATTTCACTTGAAAGATTAGGAAGCCATTATATTAAACAATATTTAACAGATAATGTATTATCACCTTTACAAGAATTCATTGTGAGATTAAGTTATCCAGTAATCATATTTTTATTTTTATGGATTATTAAATCTTTATAAAATAGATTAATGGGGTTGGGCGATATAATAAATGATATATATAATAGTAATATTTTTTTAATAATTGTAGATTATTTAAATAGAAAAAAAATATTTTTAAATGATATATATAATTTATTATCAAAAGATACAAAAGATGAATGTGGTTTTTATAATAAAATATTTATTATAACAATTATTATAATATTTTTTTGCAGTTTCTTTTATATTATTTATAATACATATGCATATAATTACTTTTTTGCAAATTCATTAGTTAAAAGATTTTTTTCAAATCAATTAAAATTACGTGATATACCAGAATTTTATCAAATACAAAATATAATATACATAAATGACTATTTTTCATTAGATATGAGTCTGATATTTTTTATTATTGCTGCAATAATAATTTATAAATCATCTAGTTATTTAGATTCACAACTTGTTTTTAAAGATTTAGTTGAAAAATTTAATGTAAATTTTAATTTGTTTATTATTTTTTCAATAATAATAATAATAACTGGTGTAATTTATTATATAATAAATTATAATAATTTAATAAACGTATCAAAAAGAAATAATTTATTAATAAAATTTATTTATGAAAATATAAATAAAGATTATATTAATTCTCAACAAATTTGTAATTATACAAATAAAAAAGATATATTAGATGCTAAATTTAAATTAAATAAATGTAATGATCTTGAACTTAATTTTAATCCTGAAACATTATATAAATATATTAAAAATATTATGAATGAAATTTATAATGATGATAATCAAATTACATTAGAAAAATTCAAAATTCTAAAAGATAAAAATGGTGTTTTTTATAAAGATAAAATTGTATCTGCTTTTTATACATATTCATTAATGTATTATTATGTTAGCAATAATTTATATGATGATGCTAAGGAATTATTCAGTAAATTTAATCATAATATTAATCCAATATTAGATCTTAATTATGAATCTGTTTTATTTAATAAACCTGATATATTTAATTATAATACTAATAATCTTATACAAGTAGCTTTTAATTATAATAAAGATATATATTATTTTATATATAATGAATATTATAATGTATCTTCAAAAATACAAAATTTAATAGTTGATATATATAATTTATGTAAATATCGCATGATATCTGTATATATATATTATTGTATAATATTAATTATTATGTTATTAATAATTGTTTATTATTTTACAAAAGAATATTTATCACAATCTACATTAAAAAAACAAGTATTATCTTCATTGAATACACAATAACAACAAAAATAAATAGTATATGTCAATATTTTTTTATTAATATTATAAAATAGTAATAATATGTCTCAACAAGTAGCATTAGCAAATCCACAAAAAGGAGATAATGATGTAATCGATATTAAAAGTATAAAAGTAGATCCTAGTAATGACGCGAGTCAACAACAACCAGTCATATCTCAATCGATTATTCTACCAGTTAATAATGGTACTAGTCAACAAAGTAATCCAAAATCTGGTACAAATAAACAAAAAAAACAGCTAGATTTTATTAATATTGCAAAATTTTTTAAAATAATATTGTCAATAATTGCCGGTTTATGTATTGTTATGTATTTCTTTGTATTGGGTTTATCATTTTTCAATTTATTAAAATTGATTGTAAATTTAATCGCTAGTATAATTTCATTATTTTATAATAATTCAAATAGTTATAAAGAAACTTTTAGTTATAAACTAAAAAAGATTTTACTATGTACGAAAGATAATTATGAAAATGATATTTTAAATATATTAAACGAACAAACGGCATCATTATCTGTATTTAATTTAACAGTTTATATAATTTATATTTTATTAATTTATATAATTATTTATATTATTTATAGCGCTCTATTATGGATACCTAATGCAGATGATTTTAAATTTGAATTAAATGGTGAAATATTTGATATTGATGATAAAAAACTTACACTTTTAACAATAATTATGTTTGTATTTGGTGCTAGTTTTATTCATTTATTAATTTATAAATTATTATTTAAATCATTGGCTTATGCTGAATATAAAAAAGTTGATGCTTATGAATCTTCAATTGATAATGAAATTACAAAAATAATTAAAACCGGAAATGAAACATTTGACAATTCATATTTATTATTATTACACGATCAATCAAAACGTAATATAGTTAATGATAGAATTAAACAAGAGTTAGATAATTTAGATTCAAACAATGTAAATGATAATAATTTATATTCTTATTTATTAATTTATGATATTTATGTTTATTTAGAAAATAATACTTTTTTTAATGATACAAGAAAAGTTGAAGTTGATAAATATATTATTGATATTATGAATGGCAATAAACCCGAAAATTCGTTTATGTCCTTTTTAAATGCTAATGAAAGAAAATTATTAAAACCTTATCATGAAGAATTAGATTATTATAAAACAATACCAACTGATAAATTAGAACAATATGAAATAATTAATCAAAATATAAGTAGAACAATAACATTTATTAATAAAAACATTATTTCATATACTGGTACATTTAATGCATTCTTATTTGCTTGTATTTATATCATAGTTATATTTATATTTAATTTAATAGCATTTTATTATATTGCTGATTTAGTTGCTAATTCAAGAGAAAGTAATACTTTTTATGATTGGTTTGTTAATGCGGCGCAAAAATATGTTTTATTTAATAATTTAATATTTGAATATTTATCTAAATTGTTTGTAGGTGAAAGTGAAACAAAATAAAATGAATAATGTTGATTTTCAAGTTGATTTATTTTTATTAAGTATAGTTGTATTAATATTTGGAGCAATTGGTATATTATATTTTATCAATTATAAAATTGGATATATGTATCAGTTAGAAACAGGCTGTAATTAAATAAAATATTTATTAGTTAGAATGGAAGAATATTATAAAATTAGATATAATTTATATAAATATTTTTTTAATATTGATAATGATAATTATAGTTTGATATTAAATACATTAATATATGCTATATTATTTATTTTAATGTTATTATCATGTTTTTTTATAGTATTAATAAAAACTATTAATTTATATTCTATATCATTTACAATAATATTTATATTTTACTTATTTGCATCATATAGTTTGATTACAGTTTTAAGTAATATTGAAAAGGATGAATATTTACAAACATATAAAAATTATTATGAAATGTGTAATATAATTTATAGAGAAAATAAAGTAATTGATAAAAATATAATACATAGTATTAAAAATATTAATAAAATATTTGATTCAAACGAATTAAATATTTTTATTAATAATACAGTTAATAATAATGATATATTAAAATACACTGATTTAAATAATTTCGATAATACTAAATTATTTTATAAACAATCTGATATACCAGAATTGTTTAATACATTTGATTTTATTGGTAAATCTGGAAATAAAACATATATACTATTAGATAAATTATTTGATGATTCTTCATATGGTAATTTATATAAAGACGCTCAAATAGCTGTTCTAAAATATATTAATGAAAAATATAAGAAAACCTTTAAAACATTATACATTAATAAAAATGCTCCAGAAATAAATAAATATGACAAATATATTTCAAAAATTAAAAACAATATATATATATTTATATTATTATCAATTTATTTTTTAATTTTAGCATTTCATGGATTATTTATAAGATATAATTATTATTTTATTTATGGATATATTATAACATTAATTTTATTATTAATAATATCATTTTATATATTTATAATAATGTATATTAATTAATAAAAGATGGGTGGTAATAATTCTAAAACAGAATATAAAGATATTGATTATTGTAAATCTGCAAAAAATATTAGAACTGATCCATTAACATTTAATAATTTAGAATATGTAAGATGTATTTTATCAACACAAGAACAATATGAAAATAATTATCATATTCCTAAATCTTCATTAACAGTATCATTCAATTCCACTTTGCAAACTGTTGAAAACGATATCGATAATAATATTTATAATGTTTATAAAAAAATAAATGAAGTTTCGCCATCAACGATTTCAATGAAAGTTTTATCACCAATTTATGTTGCTTTTTCAAGAAAATTAGAATATTCATATAGTGTTTTTGATAATAATGATAAATTTACAATTAATATAAAAAAAAATCAAGGTTATTGTATTGCTTTGCAAAATTATATGGAAGATTATATTAATAAATCTGGAGATAAGACAATAAAAGATAAATATAATTCACTACCTCATACAAAATATGATTTTAAAGGTAATCTTAAAGTGATTATTTTTTTTCCATTTTTAACAACTCAATATAAATATATCACAAATTTTAAAGATATTATTAATTCATCTTATTATTTTTTAAGTTTAATTACTAAAACAGAATTTAATGGTATTACAGAAGTTAATACATTTGATGAAACTAAAATAAGAGAAACACATAAAAATGCACCAAAACAAGCAGTTGATGCTTATATAAATATTCTAAAAAAACAAGATAATATTAAATTTACATTTAGAAATGATTTAATAAATTTATGTAATCAAGGAGGATGTTTAAGTGAATCAGGCGGAGAAGATTTTAAATCATTATTACCACGATTATCTGATAATGATGGTGATAATATAAATAATGCACTTAAAGTTTCACCATTTTTACCATCAAAATGTTTATCACAAACAGTACGATATAAATGTGGTGTTGAAGAAGTTGATAATAATAAAGTAAAAACACCACAAGATATAGTTAATTCAGAAAAAGTAATTACATATTTATCTGATTATATGAGTGATTATATAATAAACGAATATTGTTATACTGAAAAAGATAAACCTGGTTTTGATAGTGATTTTTGTAAAGGTAAACCAAATGATAAAGTAAATATGCAACAAACACCTGTTGATGTTATAAATAATGTATTAAATGTTTTTTTAAAACAACAATATGATTCAGATACAAATAATGATAAAAATCATTATAGTCGTGATTATAGTGTAAATATTATTAAAGAATTAATGTTATTAAATAGTGTTTATCCAGGTATTCAAGAGGTAATATTTCCATTATATATATATACAAAAAATAGTGAATATATAGAATCACCACCATGGGGATCAAAATTATTAACTCCTGATAAAGTTATAAATGAAAATGAAGGAATAAATATTAATCAAAAAAAATATTCATTTAATGATAAATATTATTTAACTGTAAATGAAAAAGGACATGTTTTAGTTAATAATATAGATAACACTCTTTATTATTATTTAAGTCTTTTGGAAATAACTAATCCAGTTAGTGTGGCATTATCATTAAAAATATCAGTATCATTTAAAGCACCTGAATCAGGGTATATAAGAGTAAAAGATGTACTTGGAGATAGTAAATTAAAATTAATAGATAAAGATAAAACAAAACGTGCTCCATTTGTATTTTATTTAAACAATGAAGGTAAATTACGTGTATTTGCTAATGGTTTTATAGATGCAACAGATAAAAGTTTTATAGAATATATTGATAATAAAATTGAAGAAGCAAAAAATGGTATTTCTGATCCTAATTATTATGACAGAAGTAATAAGTATGTTGGAAAAACAGATGAATATGGAAATTTATACGAACCACCATTATACATAAATAAATATTAAAAAAAGAGTTATAATATATTTATTTTTTTTATATATAGAATATAAATGGACGATTGGAGTATTATAGATTTATATTTTAAAAATCATAAATATCCTTTTACTAATCATCATTTAGATAGTTATAGAGAGTTAATAAAATCATACATTCCTAAAACTATCAAATCATATAATCCAATTACTATGATTAAATATGATGAAAATGATAAAAATAAAAAAATTATTCAGGTTGACGTTTTTGTTGGAGGTGAAAAATCAGATGAAATTTTTATAGATCATCCCATTATTAGAGAAACTGTTGATAATAAAATAGTTAATAAAATTTTAACACCTAATGATGCAAGACTTAAAAATTTAACATATGAAACTCATATTTATGCTAATGTTTTCGTAAGAATAACAAATGAAGATCAAGAAGTTATTACAACTACATTAAAAAATGTTGCAATAGGAAGTATTCCTATTATGTTGCATAGTGATATATGTATATTAAATGGTAATGGTAATAAAGTTTTACAACAATTAGGAGAATGTATTTATGATTGTGGTGGATATTTTATAATTGATGGAAAAGAAAAAGTTATTGTAGCACAAGAAAGTTTAACAACAAATTGTCTATTTACTAATTTATTAAAAGATGATGACAATTTTAATTATAAAGGTTTTATTAGATGTAGTGCTGATTCTGGTGAATCATTATTAAAACCAAAGAGTGTCGAATTTTATTTAGTAAAAAATGAAGAAGAAGAGGTTACAGAAAAATATAAAAATCAATTAAATTGTATATTATTAAGTTTACCTACTGTTGAAGGTAAAATACCATTATTTATAGTATTCAGAGCTCTTGGTTTAGAAAGTGATAAAGATATATATGAAGCAATTTTTGGTATAAATAATTCAAAAGTTGAAGAAAATTATTTTGCCAACTTTATTAGACCTTCACTATGTGATAATTATTATATTAATAAAGATGGTGAAAAAAAATATATTTACACACAAGAAGATGCTCTAAATTATATTAAATTTAGAGTTAAATATAAGACAACAGAACATGTAAAATATATATTGTCAGCAGATGTATTTCCTAATATATCAGTTTTCGAAAATAAAAGTAAATATTTAGGATATTTAACAAAAGAATTTATAAATGTTTGTCTTAAAATAAAAAAACAAACAGATCGAGATAATTATTTTTATAAAAGAATAAATATTAGTGGATTTTTACTTGCTGAATTATTTCAAGAAGCATATGCAAAATTAAGAAAAGATATTCGTGATACATTAGATCAATTTTATTATTATGGAGCTTGGAAAACAACTAATAATTTTAAAGATTTTATTAATAAAGATAATATATATCGTTTAATACGTGTTGTATTAATTGCAGATACTTTTGCTAAATCATTAAAAGGACGTTGGGGATTAGCAACAGATGAAGATCCTGAATTAGGCAGAGTTCAAGATTTATCAAGAATTAGTTATATTGGATATTTATCTCATTTAAGACGTATTAATATGCCAATTGATAGAAGTTTAAAAATAACAAGTCCTCATCGTCTTCATTCACAACAATGGGGTATTATGTGCCCTTTTGAAACACCTGATGGTGGTTCAATTGGATATTTAAAAAATTTAGCATTATTATCCAAGGTTACTGCTGGTACAGATCCTGAATATATTAAATTATGTTTATTAGATATTGGAGTTATACCTATTGAAAATTATATTTTACCATTAGACAAAAATATAACACGTGTTTTTATTAATAATACTTGGTTTGGTATTACAAATAATCCTATTAAAATTACTAGAATATTAAAAGCTTATAGAAGAAATGCTTTATTTAATATTTTAACATCTATATCATGGCATACATCATATAATGAAATAAGAATATTTACAGAAACAGGTAGAGCCGTAAGACCATTATTAATTGTTAAAAATGGAAAAGCAGTTGTGTTTGATGAAAAATATACTAATTGGTTTGATATGATAATTGGTAAACATTGTCCTTTTCAAGATAAAAACGAACAATTATATTATAAAAATTATTATATTAATCCTTTGACTCTTGATAAATTTAAAGGAATGCAAATTGATAAAATTTTAGAAGTTTTAGAAAAAGATGGAGCAGTTATTGAATATGTAGACGCCCAAGAATCAGATGTTTCATTAATAGCAATGTATAATAAAGAAATAAATATTTTTCATACTCATTTAGAAATTCATCCTTCTACTATTGTTAGTGTTGTTACAGGTAATATACCTATGTGTAATCATAATGCTGGCGCGCGTAATGTTTTCCATGCAGCACAAACAAAACAAGCAATTGGAATATATGCAACTAATTTTACAAAACGATTTGATACATTTGGATTTATTCAACATTATCCACAAAAAGCTATTATAAATACACGCCACGCTCAATATACAGGTAGTGATTATATGGCAAATGGTGTAAATTTAATAGTTGCTATTATGACATATTCTGGTTATAACCAAGAAGATAGTTTAATAATAAATAAAAATTCAATAGAAAGAGGTTTATTTCATGTATCTTATTATAAATCAATAACAGCAACTGCAAAAAGAGTAAATGATTATGAAAGAATTATTTTTTCAAATCCAATGATTTTTAAAGATAATAATATTTCTGGAATTAAACGAGCCGATTATTCATTATTAGATGAAAATGGTATTATAAAAAAAGGTTCTTATATACCAAGAGGACAAAAAGCTGTTATAATTGGTATGGTTTTGATTAAAGAAACATTAAAAGAAGTTAAAAAAGGAGTTTTTATAGAACAAGTAAAAGAAACCACTTATACTGATGTTTCAATTGTAAGCGATGAAAGTTATTACGGTCATGTTGATAAGATTTATATGGATAATAAAACTGGCGTTGATGATTTTACACGAATATGTAAAGTAAGATTATTAAAATTAAAAATTCCTGAATTTGGAGATAAACATTCATCACGGCACGGTCAAAAAGGTGTAATAGGTATGATATTACCAGAAGAAAATATGCCTTTTACAAAAGATGGTGTTAAACCTGATTTAATTGTTAATCCTCATGCTATTCCTTCACGTATGACAATAGGACATTTGGTTGAATGTATATATGCTAAATTATGTTGTTTACAAGGTACACTTGGAGACGGTACAATTTATATAGATATAGATCATAAATCAATTTATAAAGAATTAGAGAAAAATAAATTTCAAAAATATGGTAATGAAATTTTATATAACGGTCATACTGGTAAACAAATAAATACTGAAATCTTTATAGGTCCTACTTATTATTTCAGATTAAAACATATGGTTGCTGAAAAAATTAATGCAAGAGGTAAAGGTCCTATGACACAATTAACACGACAACCAACTGGTGGTCGAAGAAAAGAAGGTGGTCTAAGAATTGGTGAAATGGAACGTGATAGTTTAATTAGTCATGGGATATCTGGTTTTATACAAGAAAGTATGATGGAACGTTCTGATAAATATCGTTGGCAAGTGTGTAAAAAATGTGGTACAATTCCACAATATTCAACTAAAATTAATTCATCATATTGTCCCAATTGTATTACAAATGAAACAAATATAATAGAAACCCCTTATTGTATGAAGTTGCTAAACCAAGAATTAGAAGCAATGGGAATACAAATGCGTTTTAACTGCGATCATGTTAATTTACCAATTGAAGAATTAAATGAAGTCGAAGTTGATGAATATGTTGAAGAAGACGATGAAGATGAAAATAAAGAAACTGTTAAAATTAAAACAAAACGTCCAGCAAAAAAAGATGGAGAAGAAAAAAAGAAGAAAAAAGCAATAATAGAAGAAGAAATTCAAGAAGAAAAACCAAAAACCAAGAAAAAAGCAAAAGTTGAAGAAGAAGAAATTCAAGAAGAAGATAAAAAAGGTATTACTTCTAAATATTTTAAGAGAGAATTAACACCTGAAGATTGTAAAATCTGGGCTAAAAATAAAAAAGAAAATCCATTAAAACCTAAAAATCCAATTACTGGTCGTGAATTAAATACATCAAGTGCTATTTATAAAGAATTAGAAAAACATTGCAAAACTTTAAAATCAGGAAATGATGATGTTATTGAAGAAGAAGTTAAAAAGAAAACAGCAAAATCTAAAAAAGGAGGTGAAAAAATAGATGATGACGAAGAATCAGAAGATGAATATATTAATAGTGAAGATGAAGAATCTACTAATGAAGAATCTGAGGAAGAATCTACTAATGAAGAATCTGATGAAGAATCTACTAATGAAGAATCTGAGGAAGAATCTGAGGAAGAAGAAGAAATTAATAGCGAAAACAGTGATAGTTATGATGAAGAGTCAGAAGAAGAAGATAGTAATAGCGAATATGAAGAATCAGAAGAAGAACTAATATCAAATAATAAAGTTGAAGTAAATAAAGATGAAATTAAAATAATAAATATATAATAATATTAACAATCATAGTTGAGATGAAGAATAAAATAATAAATATATAATTAAATGATAGAATAAAATGAATGGAATAGTAATAATATTGATGGGTATTTTTACATTAATTATATTTTTTTTAATATTTATTGTAATGGCATATTTATATGATAATCAAAAAAATTATAAAACAAATATTAATAATAATCTTTTAAAATCTGAAAAACAAATTAATTATGCTAGTTATGCATTTAATAAATTACAAAAAACAATTATTAATGATGTAAAACGTGTTAATAGTAATATTTTAAATTCATCAAATATTGTTAATGATAATATTTCTACTCTTAATTCAAATATTGTTAATAATATTTTTAATATTACAAGTAATAATTCTCCTATAACTGATATATATACAAAAAAAATAGTATCAGATTTTGATGTAAATTTAAATCATAATTTAAATACCTGGTCTTCTTTAACAGTTCATACAAATAATTCAAGCAAATTTTTTAATTTATGTGATAATAATACCAATTTAAGCGAGCAAAAATGTATTAGTATGAATATTGATGATAGTGGTATATTTAATATATTTTCAAGTAATATAAATACTAAATCTAAAAATGTAAAAGGAATTAATATATATAATAGTAATGGTATATTAGCATCATTTGACAATGTTAATAATAAAATATTATTAGGATCCAATATTAATCCTGCTATTTCTATTGTTGATAATGTTTATACACCACAAATAATAAATGCGAATTATATATTAGTACCTTCTATTAATAATCAATCTGCAATATTAAAAATAAGATTTATATCAAATTATAATATACAATTAAATACATATATTAATTTTAATATAAATACTTTACAAGCTTTTAATATTGTTGCAACTAATTTATATCAATATTCAAACAATATTTTAAAATACAAAACACCAATAACTATAAATAAAGATACAATTTATAATTTAAATGATATACCAATAAATCCTGTAAATCAAAATATATCAAGTGAAAATGGTTCAATGATTGCTTTTGGTTCAAGAGTATAATTTTTTTAAAGTAAGAATAATATAGAATGAGTGATATTTTTATTTTAATAATATTAATCGTGATATTAATAATTATTGTATATATTTTTATTGAAAAATATGCATTTTTTAATAAAATAAATAATTTATCATCAAAAGATAATTTATTAGATGAAAACTTATTTATTAAATATTCTTCTATTAGAAATGGATTAGATAATGATGATGATTATTTAAAATTACATATTTTTTTAAATAATGCAAAGACATCATTGTATTCATCGGTTATAGATAGTATCATAACTGATTCTAATCAAATTATAGAATTAATAGCAAACGATATACGAAAAACAAAATTAAAATTTAATTTCAATAAATTAAAAAATATTTATACAATTATAAAAATAAAAGAACAATTAAATGATTTGAATTCAAGTTATGTAAAAATAATATTATTTTATGATGGTTTATTATTTAATAAAGACAAAATTAAATTTATTGAAAATGATTTTACTGCAAAAACAATTATATATAAATTAAACGTAAATAATAAAATTATTAATCACTATCTTCAATAAATAAATTTGAAGGTTTATTATTATTTTTTTCTGTTTGATATAAATTCCAATAATCTTTAATTTTAAATTTAATTTCATTGTTCCATTTATCATTATCAAAATTAACTCTTTGAATATTAATCAATTCAAGCATCCAATAAGTACATTTATTATCAAGAACTTTATCACTAATTTCTTTAAAATTATCATCATAACTTTGATTTGGTTTAGTATAGTAATATGTTTTATCTTTTTTTTCAATTATAATACCATGTTTATAATTTTCAATATTAGAAATATTATGAATATTATGAATATATTCTTCTTCTGTATCAAATGTCTTAAATTTACATTCAATATAATCACAAATATCTAATCCACACACAGCCATTTGTCCTTGCATTTGATAATAGTATTTATTTGGAATAGTTTTATCAATTATTTCTCTTGTATAAGGACATTTAATTTCAATCATAATTCCATCGTCTGTTATTCCATCTGGTGAAGCTCCGAAATTTTCAATATTTTCATTAATTAATAAACCAAATTCATTGACATTTACATTATTTATATGTGAATAAATATCAGTTGCAATCTTTTCAAACATACAACCCCATTTTAAAGCTGGAATAGAATAAGAATTATAACTAACATTTTTGATTTTCTTTTTAATTAAAGAACGAGGATTATGTACTGCATCATACAAATCGCTAGCTGTTAGTCTATTTTCTCTCATTTTATACCATTCTTCACTACGTTGCTTGATGTAAGGTTGTTTTTTTAAATTATTTAAAATTTCAATTCGTTGCATTAATCTCTTTCTTATATTTCGCCGAATCCTTATATTTTTTTTCCGCGGCTTCATTTATTCTTCTTATCGTAGATGATATGTCAACAGGGAGTTTATCATTTTCTATTTGTGTCATTTTTTTTTCAACTGTTTTCTTTTTTTTATTATTAGCTATTTGTATTATTTCTTCTCTTTTTTCATCTAAAATTTTGTTAAAATTATGCATTAATTCCTCCATATCGTCTATTTATATATTTAACTAAATTAATTATTCTTAAAATCAATTTTTATATAAAAATTGATATTTATTATATAACATAAAATAAAATGTATCAAAAAAGTGATATTAATACAATTGGCGTCGACGAAGCTGGTAGAGGAACATTATTTGGTAATGTTGTTGCAGCAGCTGTAATTATGCCAGATGATTTAAATGATGATCTATTTATACAAATTAAAGATTCTAAAAAATTATCATTTAAAAAAAGAAGAATTTTAGCAGAATATATTAAAGAAAAAGCATTAACTTATGGTATTGGAACATGTAATCCAAAAGAAATTGATGATATAAATATATTACAAGCTTCTGTTAAAGCAATGCATAGAGCCTTATTTCAAGCATATAAAAATAAAAAATTTACATCTATTATTGTAGATGGTAATTATTTTAAACCAATTATTAGTCCAGATGATGACGATGACGTAATTGAATTTAAATGTATTACAAAAGGCGATCAATCTTATATTAATATTGCAGCTGCTTCAATATTAGCAAAAGATTATCATGATAAAGAAATTATTGAATTAGTTAATGATAATCCAGATTTAAATAAATATGATTTATTAAAAAATATGGGATATGCTACATTAAATCACAGAAATGCCATTCTTAAATATGGAATACATGAATTACATAGAAAATCATTCTCAACTTGTTCTAAGTATTAGCTTGTTTTCTAAATGCGATGTCTGATTCAAGTAAAGATATATTTTTATCTAAATTTTCTAATTTATATTTTGTAAATTCATATTCATCTTTTTCTTTATTATCTTTATTCCAGTATAAATTAATATCTAAATAAAATTCAATTAAATACATATATAGCATATTTATTAATTTCATCAATGGTTCATATGCTATATGAAATAAGAAATAAATTACAACTATTATAATTATTGCTATTACTATTTTTAAAAATTGAGAAAATATTTTTTTTAAATTTGGGATTTTATAAACATCATCTATATCATTATCTATTTTCATTTCTTTACCAGGATCTCTTTTTACACATTTTTTTTCATTATTATCAAATATTTCGCCATTGACACATTTTATTTTAGTTTCTAAATCTTCATAAGCAAATAAATATTTATTAAAATCTAATTGTTGTGGAATTATAACTGGATTTGTGATATCTAATAATGAATATTTTTTATTTATACTAGATATTAAATCAACATCATAATATTTAAATAATTTAAAATTTTCAACAGAAGATTGCTCTAATAATTGTTGTAAATTAGATATATTTTGAAAACCAATATTATTATTTTGTAGAACATTAATAGTACCTGAAACAATTCCTTTTTGAGGTAAATACATTTTATTCGTATATATATGATTTTTTAAATCAGCATTTGTTAATGCTTTTTTAGTTAATTCTATTATATTTTTCCCAAAATTTGTTTTTTTATCATAACATATATTTACTGCTTTAAAGAAAATATTTTTTAATCTATTTGCTAATAATTTTTTAATATATTTATTATTTTCAATATCATCTTTATCTTCTTCTTGATATATTTTATTAAATAAGCAATCAAATAATAATCCTCTCGTTTGATTTTTATTAATATTTATTGGTACTAATCCACTGCTTTTTAAATCACTTATATCATCCTCATTTGGATATGGTGTAAATGTATTTGCTAATAACCATGTATGAATTAATATAGGATCTGTTAATAAATTATTAGTATTTAAACCTTTTAATGTATACATATCAGGTTCATTTTCATTAAATAATGGACTTTTATAAGTAAAATTAGTTGAAAAACTATAAGATTGATTATCAGTTTTATTAAAATTTTTTAAAATATTTTCATCAATACAATTTTTAAATTCATTATAAATATTTGAAAAATTATCATATACATTGTTATAACTTACAGCTAAATTACTTATATTCGCAGTAATATCATAAATATTACTATCAACATTATTTTTTAAATTATATTGTAAAATTAATCTATATAATGTAAAATTATAATCATTTAATGGATTTTTATCTAGTATATTTCTACCAGGATCTAATGTAGCAGCATAATTACCTATTAAGTTTATTAAGCCTATTGGTGAAAACATATATTTATTTGCAAATATTCCATTTTGATAATATTTTTTTGGTATACATTTATATTCGTTTTTTTCTGTTATAAAAGGCAATGAATCACCATTGCATGGTTTATAACATTTATTTACATCAAATTGTGTATATTTGCCAATATCTTTATAATAAGTATTACCTAAATAATAATTTGGTGTTATTATCCAATCATACCAACGATTTTCACAATATGCTTTATTAATATTAGAACAAAAAAGTGATTTAGCAGGTTTATCTTTATTCTTACCATTAAAATTTGTATAATATATATTATTTTTGTTAATTAATTTATTTTTAAAATCTATATCATCTACAATTTCACATATACTTTTATTATGATCTAATATTTTAGTTGTAAACCATTTACTGCCAGATTGTAAAACACAATTAGCATATACATTACTTCCATCTTCAACATATAAATTTGCTAATGTTGGATCTATACTATTCAAATCGGTATTTATTACATTACTATATTCATTTTTAAAACCATCACTAAAAACATTAGTATTATCTATTGGATTATAAGAATCAGTACCAATATCACCTGTAATATCAGGATATGCTTTATGAAAATTATTTAAGTTAGTATAATAACTATACAAAGCATTTGATGTTGCATTTTTAAAAGCTAAATTATAATTATAATTTTCACAACTCATTATTTACTTAATAATTATTTAATAAATTTTTCAAATAAAATAATAGGAATATTGTATTTTTTAGCATTTTGTATTTTAGTTGTATTATCTGTAATATCTTTTACTATTAAAAGAGTTGTTTTCTTTGTCACTGTATTTGCTACTGTTCCGCCACTATTTTCAATTAATTTTTCTAATTCTTTATCTCTTATTCCACTAAATACATATATATTACCATTATATTTTGAATCTTTTTTTATTGCTACTACTTCTTTTTCAATTACTACTTTTTTATCCGTTATATCAAATAAAGAATTGTAAAACTCAAGAAAAGTTTTTAAATTTTGTATAATTGAATCAGCCATTACTTCACCAAAACCACTAATTTTTAATATATCTTCCTTTTTTAATTTTAAAGCTTTTTCTTGGTTTTCACATATATATGGATAAGTATCAATTAAAAGTTTTAATCGTCTTTCACCCAAACCTCTACCTAATATATTAGAAGCATGCATTATTTCTAAACAATTTTTCTTATAAATATCCTTCAATGCTTCTATAATATTTGTAGCACTTTTCTCTTTAATACCATCTATTTTTAACAAATCTTCTTTTGATATTTTTATTATTTTTTGTAAAGTATCATATGAACTATCATATAATTTCGTAATTATTCCTTCGCCTATACCTTTAATATTTAATGCTTTCATAAAACTACTGAAAATTTTTATATCTTGTTCTCTATTTTTAGATACATCATCTAAAATAATATCTTTTTTATTCCAAATATAAGGAACAACTGGCATTAATGGTTTATTATTTGTTGCAGGACTCAATACTTCTTTAATATGTGGGATTACATCACCCGAACGTATAATTATAATTCTTGAACCGATACCTATTTTATTTTTGACAATGAAATCAGCATTAAAACCAGTTGCTTGTTTAATTTTTACACCATTTAATGAAATTTCATTAAATTTAACAATAGGCTTTAAATATTTATCTTTACTGATATTCCATTCAATATCAGATACAACTACTTCAACTTCTTTATGCATATTAAGTGATTTAAAAGCAAATGAATATTTAGGATTTTCACCTTCTTTTCTCTTATAATTCTCATTATGTCTTACAATTAAACCATCTATTTCATATTTACTTTCATCTTTCCATTTTTTATATAAATTATATAGAAAATCGATAGATAATTCGGATACTTCTGTGTGTTTAACAACATTAAATTTCAAATCTTTTAAACTATTTTTAGTTTTTTCATCTATTACTTCATAAACAACGAAATCAACATATTTCAATAAATCTTTCTTTAAAATTTTTGAATTTATAAGACCTGCTACTAAATTTCTAGCATTAGAACCATGTTCTTTAACTAGTTCCCAATTATCTTTACTAATAATTAATTCACCTCTAACAGCAATATCTTTTTTTTGTATTTTAGTTGTCAAAATACCATTAATATAATCCTTAATATATGTTATATCCTGTCCGTAATATCCATCACCTCTTGTATAAATTTTAATTTCACCTTTAATATAAGTAATTAAACATGATATACCATCAAGTTTTTCACTAATAATATAAGATTTAGGATCATTATATTTAATTATCCATTTATTTAAAATTTTTGGATCATCTTTAATTTTATCTTGTGAACCTAAATAAAAAGGCAATTTAACTTTATTATCAACATCAGCACCAACCCTTTTAAAATAAGGGTTTTTCTTATCAATTGATTTTAAATAGTCTTTCATTTCATCATATAATTCATCATCAATTAAAGGAGTTCCAGTATTATAATAATGTTTATCTGCATTTGTTAAAAAAGAAACTAGTTTATCTTTCGTCCAGTCTTTATATAAATCTTTTTTGGCATCCATATTTTTTTTCTTAATATATTAATTCATTTTTTTATATTAAAAATAAAAAATGAATTTAACAATATAATTATTTAGTTATTCACATGATTGATATTAAAAAACTTATTACACCTAATACAAATATTATTGAAATATATTTAATGAAAAAATCAAATATATTTATGAATGACAATATTTTAAGAAAAATAAAACAATCTTTTAAAAAAACAAAACAATTTCAAAACGCATATTATTGTCGTAATAATTGTAATTATGTTTATGATTTAACAAATGATAGTCAGTATGTTTATACAAGAAAATTAGAAAATATTGATAAAATAAATGAAGATTTTTATGTATTAGTTTATAATGAAATAAAATTACCAACATATACATTTGCATGCACGAATGATATAAATTATAAACAAATTGCTGATATTATTGAATTTAAAATTAACAATAGAATTATTTTAATTATAAAAAATAATAATGTTTATATTCACTATAAACATAATAAAGATGTTGATGTAGATAAAATACAAGATGTAATTAATAATATTGCTTCTAAATTAAAACAATTTAACGGCGCCTAATAATTTACCAGTTGGTTTTTTATCATCTAAAAAAAACTTAGCAATAATATCATCTCTATTTTTATAAATATTCATATCTTCAATTAAACTTTCTAAGAATTCATAAAAATATGGTTTAAAATCAATTTTATATTTATTTATATGTTTTATTATATATGGTATAAAAACATTATAATCTTGTAAAAAATTAAAATCCTCTATTGGTTTACTTTTGCCAAAATCCCAAACCATAAAAATAGCACCAGTATTTTCTAAATAAAATTTTTTATCTTTATATTTATATTCATAATATCCATTTGTATTTTTAACTTTATAATATAAAAAATTTCCTAAATGAGCGTCTCTATGATATATACCAATATAATGTAATGTCATCAATGCAATTATACATTGTTTAATTGCGCTAATTATTTTTTTTTCAATATTAAAGGGTGTTGATAATTCAAATATTTTTTGAATGTATTCATGTATTGAACCATCTGCTAATTCTGCTAATGTAGAATTATATGAATAATAATATTTTTCTGTTATATTTGCAGGTAATCTTTTATCAAATATATCATAACTTTTACATGTAAAATTTTTTATAAATAGTGGTAAATGAAAATTTAAAGTTTTTAATGCATATATTCTAATTTTTTTTAATATTTTAACTTCATTTTCACCAACGTTATCATTTAATTGAACTTTTGTTATAAATTTGTATTTATTTATTGATGAATAAAAGACTGTTCCATATACGGAATCATGACCTATTCTTTTTTTTAAAACAATTTTATCATTTATTTTATATAAGTTTTTACCTTTTAAAGGAACTAAACATTTTTCTTCATTGCTATCATATTTTAATAATTTTATTATATTTTTAAATATATAATATTTATCATATATACTATCTAACATATTTCTATATATATATTGTTTTTAAAATTTCAGCACCCTCTGGTAATTCTAATAAAATTGTTTTAGAATTATAGTCTTTTTCAAAAATATGATATAATAAATAAAAAATATTTTTATTTTTATTTAATCTTTCAAAAGTTAATAAATATGCGCCTATAAAATATATAAGTTGATAATATTTAGTTTTTTTATTCTGTTTTAATAAAATACTATATAAACTTAAAAAGAATGTTAAATAATCATTATTCAAAAATTTTAATAAATGTTTATCTTTCTTTTTAATTATTTGACTTTTACCAAAATCCCAAATCAAAAAATTATATCCAACATTTTTTAAATAAAATACAAATGTTGATTTATCATTCAGATTTACTATATATTCAAAATATTGATTATCTTTTTTAGCAATTTCATAAAATAAAAAATTACCTGTATGTAAATCATTATGTATTACTTTTAATTTATGTAATGAATAAGTTGATATCATACATTGCATTATAACATTAAGTAATTCTGTATCAGTGAAATTTTTATTCTCAACAAAATCTTCTAAACTTCCATCTGCTTTTTCAACAAATGTAGAATAATAACTAATATCATCTAAATTTATACTTTTTGTTTCATCATCTTTAATTGTGATTATATTTTGATTAATATTATAATGTATGCATTCTAAATTATTATATAATATAGGTAAATGAATATTGAATGTTTTATTAGTAAAATTATCTTGTAATAAATAATTTTTAATTAATTCTAAAATTTTTAATTCATTTTCAGCATCAGACTCTAAACCTTCACCATTTAATTGAAGTTTTGTTATAAATTGATAATCAGTATTTTCATGAGTAATATGTGATATATAAATATTACCAGATAAAGATAAAACTCCTATTTTTTTATCTAAAAATATTTGACCTTTAAAATTTAATTTATTATCTTTTGTTAAACATCTAGACTCTTCATTATTATTCTCTTTTTTTCTTATATAATCATTTATAAAATCATTTATATTATTATATAATGCCAATCTGTCATCCACATGATTTATCGGCATTATAACTATCTAATAAAACTAAATAAAAAAATGATTTTATATATTATATAATTTTATTATAATGTTTAACAGTTTCAGTTATTTTCTATACAATAATGATATTAATGTATATTTGAATTGTTATTCTACATTTATGATGACAAATCAAAGTTTGAAAGATAATGTATTAAATCATCGCATGAATTTCTTAATCAATTATTATATTCAACAAAATAAATCAATTCAAAATAAAACTAAACTTCTTGAATATTATTTAAGAAGTTATAAAGATACTTATTTAGTTGATAAAAAGAAAGATATTGTTTCTTTTAATATGATTGATAATGAACCTGAAAAAAGAGATGATGATGTAGAAGATCATTATAAATATATGTTTATTAATCCTCCACCAAAAGAACCAATTGACTATGATGAAATTGACAGACAATATGAACTTAAACTTCAAATGGAAGAAGAAGAAAAAAAGAAAGAACATGATTATTGTGAATATAGTGATGATGAATATGATGATTATTATGATTATAATTCAAATGATAATGACGATTGTAATGATTGTGAATATGAAAATGAATATGATGGTGATTTTTAAGTTTTACTCTTTTTTTGCTTTCTTTCAAATTTTGAAGGTGGTTCTGTTATATTAACATATTTGTTATACATATCTTGTCCTACAATTACAGATGCTTTATCAGTAGTTAAATTATCTTCTATAATTTTTGTACGCATATTTAAAAAGTAATTTAAATTTTCCCAACTAAAATGATCTTTTCTAGTAGATAAATCAAATAATACAGGATATCTATCTGCAAAAAAACTAAATTTTTTTTTAAGTTTTTCAATATTATCGTCGCTTGCATCTTTTTCGATTTCTGGTCTAATTTGTTTAATTATATTTACAATATCTTCATTTTGTAATCCATCTTTAACAAAGTCTTTTTCACTCATTTTTAATGTTTATTTATATTTATTTTTCTTTATATAATAATAATGGATAAATTACCTAATTACTTAAACGCGGGACTATATAGCGGTGATACTAATTTTTCAGGTAAACCTTGGGGTAATGATTACAAACACGGACATATAAAACCAGATGCATTAGAATATGCCAAATTTTTTTATGCTAAAACACATGTTCCTGGAATACAAAATCGTCCTGGTAATAATACTTATCCTGACACTGAAATATTTAAAAAGAAATTTGAAAATTATAACTTATTATGTTATAATTAAAAAAAATATGTAGGAATGCTGGGAGTTGAACCCAGGTCTCAGCTTCATAAGAGCTGTGCTCTAACCGTTGAACTACACTCCCATATTTATTATAAATAAATTTATCCTTATATATATTTAAATGTAAAAAATAATAATAAAAATATAAATATAGTTATTAATTGAATTATATTATCTTTTTTTTTATAATTTACAAAATTATCACAATGTGCTGTTGTATATTTACATTTATATGGAGTTGTATCAAATAAACTTTCATCATATTTAAAATCATTTGCTAATATTATTTTACTTCCACCTCCTCCCATTTTATATATAAGTAGAAATAAAATAAATACTATAAACTTTCAAAATAAAAATTGATAATCTTTTTTTTTAATATTTTTTAAAAAATGAATAATAAAGGATTAGCTCTACTATTAATTATTTTAACAGCAAGTTGGACTTATAAAACATATTTTGCTAATATTCTTTCTAATATAATATCTTTAGAATCACAATGCATGATTATGATGTTTGTATCAATAATTACACAATTAGATAATTTAGCTTTATATTATGATTTAAATAATAATAATAAAATTATTAATAATACCGATTATTATATTAAAATTATTGATAATCAAGCAATTCAATTAGAAAAAAATAAAATAATTATTTATAATTTAAAAAAAATTAATGAAATTAATATTATAGAAACTGCAAATAATGAATTGGTTCAACATAGACGTTTAAAACCAAGCAATTCTTTTTAAGAAATTAATGTAATTTTATCACTAATTTCCAATATATATAAGTTGTTCTGTAATTCTTTTTGCAATTTTATTAAACCAATGTCATTACTTTTTCTATCAAATGCTTCTGCTCTTTTCTTAAATTCATCATATTTACTTACAAGTAAATTGAATTTTTTAACATAATCTTTATAATTAATCTTAATTTCTATCTTAATATCAACATCTTTAAATTTCTTATAAGTTTCTAATAGTAAATCATCTAATAATTTATCTTTTGTAATATCTTTTACCCCTTCCTTATTTTCTTTTGAATATAAATTCTTATTATCTTTCATTATTTTTATTGAATAACATAAACCTTCTTTAACTTTACTATTAATAATTTTAATATCACCAGTTGCATCTGTAATCATCTTAATAATAGGTTCTGGTTCAATTAATTTTATTTTTGTTTTTGATTCTTTATTCTTCTTAGTTGTTTCTTTTGGTTCTTTTAATCGATTAATAAATTCATCAAACAATATTTCTTGAACTTTCATTAATTTTAAATTATCTAATCTGCGTTTTCTCTTCATATCATCTTGATACATTGGTTTCTTTTTAAGTTCTTCATCAATATTATCCCAGTAAGTATCAGATTCTTTATAATCAGTCAAATCAGTTAAACATAAAGCATATAATTGTAAGATTGGTTTCATAATTTGATTGGTAATATAATGTAAATAATCTGGTTGTAATTTATTTTCTTGAATAAATTCAGGAGTTTCAATTTTATCTCCTTGTAATTTAGCATTTGGCACTTTAATATATATATATGCTATTCTATCATTACAAGCTGGTTTATTACCCGCATCACGAATACCAATTCTATCCGCTAGTACTTTATGTGCGATTTTTGTAGGATCTTTATAAGAAGATCTTAGTGTTTTTGATAATATTAAATCTTTAATATCTGTATTACCATAAACTAAATCAGTCAATTCTTTTCTTAAAAACTTAACAGATCCTTCTAAATCTTGTTGATTTAAAATAATATCAATAATACCGCCATAAATTTTCTTCACTATATTGGCATTATCTCTTCTTTTTAATACAATACCCATTGATTTTTGTTTAAAATGATCTACATCACTTTCATATAAATTTCCAACATATCTCTTTTTACTAAATAAGATGAAAGGATACAAGCATTTTTCATAATTAAGTTTTTGAGGAGCAGGCATAATACTTGCAATATTTTTAGCAACATCTTTACCAGTTCTAATTGCTTCTGGCAAAGCCTCTTTTCCAAATAATAATTCATTTTTATCATCCTTTAATGGAAATTTACAGAAAATTGAATCTGTATTCTTTAAAATTAAATGTCCTATTCCTCCGTGAAATGCACCATTTTCTGTTTCAATATCATATACATATCCATAATATTTTTCATACAATACATCTATTTTATTAATAATATTGGATTTAGAATTTTTAGTTTCTGCTATATATGTCAATATATAATAGTTATTTTCAAATTTAATATTAACATTATAATTTAATAATTCTAATATAATGAAATATTCTTGTGCTTCTACTTGTGTATTTGCTATAATAATCTGATCTTCATAACAACAACTTTCAACTAATACATTATCTATGAAATTATATATTTTTTCTTTATTATATTCTTGAATATCAGGTTTACTATGAAGTAATTCAACTCCGATTTTACATTCACTTGGTTTAATTATATCTCGATTAATATTGAATAAACTATGATCTTCTGTAATATCTACTAATCCAGAAGTTGTTGTAATTCTATAAATTTTCTTAGTAGTCTTATGTCTTATTACTCTACGAACCTTAACCCATCCTTTATCAGTCCATACATGCATATCATCAGGATTTAATTGTTCTTTATTTGTTCGATTGCTATCATTTGCTTTAAATTTATCATAATTAGTCCACAGTCCATCAATTTCTTCGAATGTACTTACATGAATAATATTATTTGTTTTATAAGTAATTGGTGTATATGGCATAACACTATCTCCATAAATTACATCTGCTTTATAATTTGTTTCAACGTATTCTTTTGCAATCATAATCATTTCTCTACCAGTTGCAGTAGTACATGCTGCAATTTCTTTTAAATAAATTGGAGATGTTCTAGCTCCAATTTGACCGTACAATGAATTTGCTGTAACTTTATATGCTGCTTGCAAAGCATCAAATATATCTTTTTCAAATTTGTTATATGTATCTTTAATTTCAATTACATCAGGTTTATTTACTTTAAATTTATGTTTATCAGGTGTAATTATAATAACTTGATTTTCATTATCTTCATTTATAAACCCTGTTATTTCACGCCCATCTTTATGAATAAGAGTTTTATATTCAATTTTATTTTTAATATTTTTTCTTTCATCTAATAATACAGTTAAAATATCTGGAATAATTCCTTTTCTACCATCTTTATATTTTGCGAAAGTACATTCTTTAACACCTACTTTATGTTTTTTATCGCCAAGACCTTCATATAAATCATATGCTACTTTTACAAATTCAACGTTCGGATCATCAATTTCTAAGTATTTATCATCTAGTACATATGTATCATGTGATAAATTTTTTGAAATCATAGATGATGGATATAGAGACCCATAATCAAATACAACAATTGGTTCATCTAAATAAATACCTTCTTTTGGTTCAAGTACAATAGCACCTTCATAACCATCGATGTCAATATCTTGAATTGCATATTTTTTTGTCGGAATAATAAAGCCTCTTTTCATACATTCATTGATAATTAATGAATAAATTTTGATTCCTTGACCTCTTCTGAATAAATAATTAAGAGGCACTAAACATACATTACCCATTCCACTATTATTTTCAATAATTTTCAATTTATGTAATAATTTATTAACCAATATACAATCCTGAATACAATATTTAGCAATTACACAACGGTCAGTTGCATTTCCTTTAAATTTATCGAAAATTTCTTTTGGTTTTAAATCATCTTTATGTGAACCAATAAATAATGATGCTACATTATCTAATTTATAACTATCTAATTTATGATCTCTTTGCATTACTTTAAATAAATCAATCATAACAACACCATCTAAATCAAATAATTTTAATGTATTATCACCTAATGCAGATGATGATAGCTTTTGTTCTATTAATGAAATAGGACGTGTAATTGTTTTACCAAATCCAATTGCAAATTTATTGGTAATTCCACATTCTTTAGCTCTATTCCAAATATATTCAATATCAAAACCCCAAATATTATATCCAATAATAATATCAGGATCAATATTCATAATTTCTTTTTTCCATCTTAAAAGCAATTTATCTTCCGTTTTACAACTAATAACACAAGCATCTTCAATTTCGTCGCAAGTATCTAATGTTATAATATTTTTATAAACAATATTATCATTTCCATAAATATGAATAGTAGTACCAATTTGTATAATTTTATCACCTTCTAATTCTGGTAGGATTTCACATAATTTTTTATTCAAACATTCTTCAATCTCATTAGCTTCTTTTACAGATAATGAGTTTGGCTTTTCATCATCATCTTCTTTATCTTCTTTTTCATCATCATCATCTTCGTTAATAGTAATTGTTTTAATTTTATTTAGTACAAATCTAAGATCTTCTTCTCTTTCTCTAAGAGTTGTTTTTTGTTTTTCTGTTAATTTTGTCTTAGGATATAATTTATTAATTTTATAATAACTATTAATTTCGACATCATTATCAAATGCTTTAATAATATTATTAATTAATTCTTTATCATCTAAATTTGCTTTTGAAATCATACACAAATCTTGTGCTAGTTTTTTATAATTTTTAATAGCTACTGGAAAATCTCCATGAGAACTAGTACATTCAATATCAAAAGATGCTATCACTAATGGAGCGATTGTATTATTGTCAATTGGTACAACATCATCCCAATTTACTGTAATATTATAATCACAACGTGTTTCAGGTGGATCTTCTAATGAATATTTTAGAAGTTTTACCCATCCACAAGGTTTAATATTTTGAATATGGATAAATCTTAAAAATGGTTCAATATTACTTTCACATATTTTAAAACCTTCTTTATTATCTTGAAAATAATATTTTAGATTATTAAATAATGCTAATGATTTTACAGTAATTTTAATATATCTAAAATCTTTATTATTTGTAAATCCCCAAAAATCTTTCTTATATTCATAAGTAATATCTTTTAAATGATTTTGATAACATCTTGAAATAATTTGTTTTTTTGTTTTAAATTTTGTTTCATATTTTTCATCTAATAATTTAATTTTTAATTCATTTACTTTCAATTTAAATTGTTTTTCATCTAATAATTCCCAGCTTTCAGGTGGTTTCAAATAAAAGAATGGCATAAATCCCATAATTTTAGCACAAATGCTAATACCATCTTTATCTTTTCCATACATATTAATTACATATTCGCGCTGATCTTCATTATAATCAATTTGTATTTTATCACTTTCAGGTGTAAACCAATCAGTAATTTGAAAAGATATATCTTTTTTTGTATCAGTTAATTCTTCATAATCGCGTTTTTTATAGAAACTCATTGATAATATTTATATTTTAATTTTTATATTAATAATTTCATTTTTTATTTATAGAATGGAAATAAACTATACATCACTAATAATTATATCTTTAATTATAATTTTTGCATTTTTAATTTATCAATATCATTATTATAGTAATATTGAAACGATCATTTCAAAAGTAGATAATCGCAATTATGACGTTCAAATAAAAGATGATTCTCAAGAAGCAGCAGATTTAATTGCAAAAGTAAGAGAAAAATTAATATTACTTGTAGATCATATGTATAAAACATATCCAAATAATAATAAAGTTAAAAGACTTAAAAAAAATTTTAATCCAGATGTTATAAAAGAAGGTATCGATAACCCTAGTTATAGTAGTTATACTGTAAACAAAGGTGAAAAAATAATATTATGTTTAAGAACAAATGGTAAATTAGTTGATTTAAATATACTGACATTCGTTTGTATACATGAATTAAGCCATATTGGAAATGAAACAGTGGGGCACGATGATGACTTTTGGGAATTTTTTAAAGAATTATTAATAGAATCTATTAATATTGGTGTATATATAAAACATGATTATAAATCAAATCCTGTTGAATATTGTAATATGAAAATAACAAGCTCACCAATGGATTAAAAAATGATTTTTTATTTAAAAATAAATTCATATAATTAATAAAAATGTGTGAAAACTATTTTACAAATATTGATACTATTGAAAAAGCATATATTTTAGGATTAATGAATAAAAATAATAATTTTATTATGGTATTGTCATGTTCTCCTTATATTTTATCAATTCTTCAAAAATTCTGTTTTAATATTCAACAAACATTTACTATTTTAGTTGAAGATGATAGTATTTTAAATTCAATTAAAGAAGCAACATACAGATTTAATTCATATTCAAGAGATTTAAAAATTGCATTTATTCGAGGTGTATTTGAAAGTAATTATGAAAAAATTCCAATTAATGATTATTTAAAACCTATTTTAAATGATGTAATTGAGTTTATTGATATTAAACATGAAATTATTGATAACAATATTGTTTACAAAAATGAATTAAATAATATTAAATTTTATAAACTAATTTATGATAATAATGATATTACAGTTCTTAATTCATTTGTTAAAGAAGGTATTTTACATAAAATTAGAACATTTAATCCTACTATTAAAGTACTAAAAACACATCCAGATGCTGTAATTCCTTCAAAAGCATTTGAAGAAGATGTTGGACTTGACTTAACTATTATTAGCAAAATTAAAGATTTTAATTCAAAAACTACTTTATATGATACTGGAATTAAAATTGAAGTTGAAGAAGGATATTATACAGAAATTGTTCCAAGAAGTTCAATTAGTAAATTTGGATATATTTTAGCAAATAATGTTGGAATTATTGATAATAATTATAGAGGTAATTTAATGATCGCATTAACAAAAATTTGTGATGATGCACAAGATATTCAATTGCCTTTTAAATGTTGTCAATTAATTATTAGAAAACAAATATTTCCAAATATTTATGAACTTGAAGTAGATGATTTATCTTCAACACAACGAAATGAAGGCGGTTTTGGTTCAACATCATAATTAGGTACAAATATTTTTTTAGCTAATTTTAAATTTTTTTTGAATTCATTCATTTTATTTTCATAATATGAATCAAATATTTTATCAGCAATTTCAACATTTATTTTATTTTTTTTAAGTTCATAAAATTTTATGTCTATATCATATAATAGAATTTCAATATATTGATTAACAATTTTATCATATTGGTTTGTCATTAATAATAAAATCTAATAATGAGGTAATCATTTTTTATTTAATATAAAAATATTATTAAAATTTAATAGACTCTTATTTAGATGGAACAAGGTCAAAAATTAAAACTTAGTGGTGGCTCTGTTTTTGGTTTGACAAATAGTACAGTTTTATATGGTATTGGTGGAAATATTATAGATTTAGATTTTAATAAAATAAGATATAATAAACTTATTGCTTCATATCCTTTGATATTAGATAATAGTAAAAATAAAACAACATTAGATGATGGAAGTAATATTTTAAATATTGATTTATCCGAATATTATAATTCAAATCAAACATCAAATTTAATTATTACAAGTAAAAACATTTTTAATAAACCATTTAATTCAAATATTTTAACTAATGAAATAACAATCGACCTTAATGCTACTGGATGGTCTAATGATAATATATATTTATATAATTTAGAATCAAATGTTGGAATAGGAACATCTACACCAAGTAGTTTATTACATTTACAAGTAATTAATAACGATTATACTAATTGTGCTATTACATTCTCAACTGATGAAAATAATTTATTTAAAATAGGATATAATAATTTACATGATAATCTAATATTTGGTACAATAACTCAACAAAATATTTATAATATTAATAAAAATGCTCCTAATAATTCAATTACAATAACACCTGATGGTGTTGGTATTGGTACATCAACAACTAATTTAATTAGTCGAACTTATAAAATGTATGTTGCAGGTTCATTAAATACAGATAATTTATATATTAATGGTACAAATTATGATAATATAATAACAACAGCAACATCTAATTTAATTATAAATAAAATTAATGAAACTGCAAGTAATTTAACATTATCAGGTGATGGCTCAAATATATCAAATGTTGAATATACTAATTTAAAAAACTTACCATTATTTCAATATGAATATCCTTATTTGACATCAAATAATAATATAATTTTAGATTTATCAATAGTAGGCGGATGGACTACTGCTTCTATAAATAATAGTGTATATAATATTAAAAATAATATAGGAATTGGTAATACAAATCCATTAGAATTATTACACATCGGTTCAACGACTGATCCTAGCAAAAAAGGTGCAATTATATTATCAACTTATTATTCATCTATTTCACCATCTTTTAAAATGGGATTTGATTTATATAATAATTTTATAATTGGTGGATTTGATATATCATCATCAAATTGGATAAAACAATTTTATATTAATTCAAATGCACCTGCAAATTCATTAATTATTAAAAATAATGGTTATATTGGTATAGGAACATCATCGCCGTTATATACATTAGATGTAAATGGTAATATAAATACTAATTCATCATTAATATCAGCAAATATATACAATAGTAATCTAATAATATCAACTAATATTTATAGCAGTAATTTAATAATATCAACTGATATTTATAGTAGTAATTTAATATCTTCAACTGATATCAATAATACTAATGTAATAACATCGAAAGAAATTAAAGTTTCAAGTTTAATAACTTCTAATATTATTTTTACCAATTTATTAAGTGGCAATTTTATTAATGTTAGTAATATTGATATAAATTCCAATATGAATGTTAAAAATTTATTAACAACATTAAATCTTTCAACTAGTAATTTAATAACAACTAATAATTTAAATGTAAATAATTTACTTACATCTTTTTCATTAAATATAAGTAATAATATTAATACTAGTAATATTTATAATTCAAATTTAATAATTTCATGTAATTTAAATATTGGAAATAGAATTTTAACAAGTAATATAAATGTAAGTAATTTAATAACTAGTAATAGCTTAATTGCAAGTAATATAAATACTTTATTTTTAAATATTAATTCAAATTTAATTAGTTCAAACGCAACAATAACAAATTTGTTTACAGCAAATAATATAAATAGTTCTAATTTAAATATAAGTAATTTAATAACAACAAGTAATTTAAATATTTTAAGGAATCTTACGAGCAGTAATGGATTATTTTCAAATATATCAACATTAAATCTTAATGCATATGATTTAAGTAATGCAAATAGTCTATTTTCTTTAAATATCAATACATCTAATATTAATTCTTCAAATATTATTTCGAGTAATCTTAATATTTTAAATAATATTGGAATAAAAACAAGTAATATTTATGCTGATTTACAAATTGGTGATATTAATACTAATAGTAATTATTCATTTATTTTATGTGGTTCAAATAATTTATTCAAAATAGGTTATGATAATTTTAATAATTTTAGTTTTGGTAATTTTAATATTCTAAATAATAATTGGTTTTCACAATTTTATATTAACTCAAATGCTTCTTCAAACTCATTAATTATTAATTCAAATGGAAGAGTTGGTATTAATACAAATATTACAAATTATAACCTTCATGTTAATGGTAGTATTAATGCAACATCAATTTTTTGTAATAATATTAAAATACTATCTTCAAATGAAACATCTTCATTACTTAATTTAACATTACAACCATATATTACATCAAATTCAGTAAGTAATATTTTTACAACTAGTAATTACGTAAATTTTAATATAAGTAGTAATTTTATAAATGGTATTAATAATTTATTTAGTTTAAATACAAATATATTAACATTTGAATATAAATTACCATCTTCTACTTTTATATCATCTACATCAAATATTAATTTGACAACTTATAATGATTTTAACTTTAATTCATTTAAATATAATATTATAGTTGCTAATGATGATAATCAATATACAAATGGTACATATAATATATTTGTATCAAGTATATTTAATAATAATATATCAACATTTAATGGAAATATATTACTTGATAATTTACTAAATTTTAATACAAAAAAACAATTTCAATGGGGTGCTGCAAATTATACCAATGGTATATATTCAGGTCCACCATCTTATTTAAATATAAATGATAATTACAATGGTGATTTTTTTGTTATTAAATTTCCACGAAATTTTTTAATGACAAAATTTCGTTTTTATACTAAAATTGGAGCAATATTTAATTTTCCATTATATTGGAAATGTTATGGTTCAACAGATGGTTTAAATTTTTTCAATATTAATGAAGCACATAATTCAAGAACATTTATACTTTCTGATAATGTTTATACTAATCCAAATACAAATATTATTTATAATTATTATGAAAAAATATTACCATCATCATACAATAAAATTTATAATTATATAGGTTTTGTTGTAAACAGAATATATAATATAAGTGCTACATCCTTAACACTCGCATCAGTTGAAATTTTTGGAAAAATTTCTTTAAATAATCTATTTATTACTTCAAATAATTTTTTAAATTATAATAATCAATTATTTATTAATTATCTTACTACAACATCAAATATATATACAAATGAATATCAATTTCCAACAACTATTTACAATTCATTTACTACCAATAATATTATTTCAATAACACCACCACTTCCAGATTTTGCTTTTAATTGTTATTCAGAACAATTTACAATATATAATTCTAATATTTATTATGGTAATGGTACATATAATATATATTCATCAAGTACAGGTTCAACATCAAATAATATTACAATAACAAATAAACATTTATTATTTAATTATTTATCAACAAGCTATAATACATACTGGAAAAAAGATAGTTATATTAATGGTAATAATAATACACATTTTAATTTAAATGATAATTATTATGGTGAATTTATTGTATTAAAATTACCAACAAATATTATTTTATCTAAATATATAATATCAGTTACTGCATCTGAAATAAATAAAGCACCAAGTGATTGGATTTGTTATGGATCAAAAGATGGTTCTGTTTTTAATAGATTATCAGTTATTCAAAAAGGTTCATTTGTATATAACACCGATGATTTATTAACTTATTATTATCAACAAATTATACCAAATTTAACAAATACATCTTATAATTATATAGGTTTTGTTTTTAATAAATTAAATGGATTAGAGACACAGTTGGCATTATCTAGTATACAATTATACGGATATCAATTATTACAACAATTATATATAAATTCTAATAGTTTATCAAATCAATTAACATCTTATGTACCATATTCATCTATTAATAATATTATTAATAGTTGTAATTATGTTAATACAGATCAATTAAATTTAAAACAAGATAAAATAACATGTATTTCTCCTTTAATTTTAACAGATACATCAAATATTTCTATTGATTTAACAAGTATATTAACTGGTTCTGATTCATTAGACAATTTAAGTAATTTAATAGTTGATTATATTGGTAGTTATACAAAAATTTGGAATTATTCACCAAACTCTTTAAATAATATTTATTATACATCAGGATCAGTTGGTATATCTACAAATAAACCAAATATAAATTATGCATTAGATGTATTTGGAAACATTAATTCATCTAATATAAATGTCTCAAATATAATAACTGCATCTAATTTTATAGGTAATGGTTTTAATTTGTCAAATTTAAATTATAATAATATTAATAATGCTCCTAATTTGTCAAATTTAAATAATTGGATTTATAATAATGGAAATGTTTATTATACAAACTCTGGTTATATTGGAATTGGAATAACTGCTGGAACCCAGTTAAATAGTATGTTAACAGTTAGAGGTTCTATTTATTCATCTAATATTATTAATTGTCTAAATTTACAAGAAAATGGTGTTAATATTTCAAATATTTATATGTCAAGAACAACTGCATCAAATTCTTTTTTATTGATATCAGGTGGTACTATAAATTCAAATTTAACAGTTAATTCTAATATTTCAGCTCGTAATTTTATCGAGAATGGTGTTTTGTTATCATCTAAATATTTAACTTCAAATAATGCAAATACAATTTATCAAGCTATACTGATATCAAGTTGCAATTTAACAGTCAATAATATTAATGCTAATGTATTAAATATAAATAATATAAATTCTACTTTAAATATATCATCCTCAAATTTTATTGAAAATGGTATTTCGTTAGCAATTAAATATTTAACTTCAAATAGTGCAGATACAATTTATCAAACTATATTAAATCAAAATTGTAATTTAAATATAAATAATTTAAATACAAGCAATTTAACATCTTTATCAAATATATCAGCATCTAATTTTATTGAAAATGGTGTTTCATTAACAAGTAAATATTTAACTTCAAATAGTGCAAATAGAATTTATCAAACTATACTAAATCAAAATTGTAATTTAAATATAAATAATTTAAATACAAGTAATCTAATATGTGTTTCAAATATATCAGCTTCAAATTTTATTGAAAACGGTTCATCATTATCTTCAAAATATTTAACACAAATAAATGCAAATATTATTTATCAACCAATATTATTATCATCGTGTAATTTAATTTTAAATAATATTCAATCAAGTAATTTGAATATATTAACAACAACTATTTCAAGCAATTTTGTTGAAAATGGTATTTCATTAGTATCGAAATATTTAACAATAAATAATGCTTCAAATATTTATCAAAATATATTAATATCATCATGTAATTTAAATATTAATAATATAAATTCATCAAATTTAAATATAAGCAATAATATTTCAACAAGTAATCTTAATGCTTCAAATATTAATAGTTTAATTGTAATGGAAAATGGTAATAAATTATCATCTATTTATTTAACAATAAATAATGCATCTAATATTTATCAACCAATTATAATACAATCTTGTAATTTAAATATTAATAATTTAATTTGTTCTAACTTAATTAATTCAAATATTATAACATCCAATTTAATTGCTATTTCAAATATAAATGCATCTAATTTTATTGAAAATGGTTCCTCTTTATCTTCAAAATATTTAACACAAATAAATGCAAATATTATTTATCAACCAATATTATTGTCGTCGTGTAATTTAATTTTAAATAATTTAAATACAAGTAATATTATAAATTCAAATAATTTAATAACTAGTAATTTAATAACAAATTTTATTCAAGTTAATAGTAATATTATAACAAATAATTTAATAACTAGTAATTTAACCAGTAGTAATTTAATATCAAGCAATATACAAAGTAGTAATTTAAATGCAAACAATTTAATTCTTAATAGTAATTTATTTACTAGTAATATAATTTCAAGTAATATTACTATTAATAGTAATTTATTGACTAGCAATGTTAATGCTATTTATTTAACAATTAATAGCAATATCAATACTAATAATTTATTTGTTAATACTAATTTAACTAGTAGTAATATTAATACAAATAATTTAACTATTAATAGTAATTTAATTAGTAGCAATATTAATGCAAATAATTTAACTATTAATAGTAATTTATTGACTAGCAATATTAATGCAAATAATCTAACTATTAATAGTAATTTATTAAGTAGTAATATAAATACTAGTAATATAAATACTATTAATTTAAATGTTAATTCGAATTTAAATACAAGTAATTTAACTGTTTATTCTAATTTACAAACAAATACTATTTATAATAGTAATTTATTAATTACATCAAATATCCAAATATTAAATAATGCAATAATTAATTCAAATATTTTAGCAAATGGTGTTATTAATTCATTAAGTAATTTACAAGAAAATGGTGTAAATCTTAATAATAAATATTTAACTATTATTAATTCATCAAATCAATTCTTATTATTATCAGGTGGTATAATAACATCAAATTTAATTATTAATTCTAATTTAGGAATTGGTACTGGAATTAATATTAACTTTCAATTAAATGTGTTTGGTTCAATAAATTCTTCAAATAATATTAATGCAATTAGTAATTTACAAGAAGGAGGTGTTAATCTCAATAATAAATATTTAACAATCATAAATGCTTCTAACCAATTTTTATTATCTACAAATGGTATTATTAATAATAATTTAACAATTAATGGAAATATTGGTATTGGTACAACATCAACTCCTTTATATAAATTATTAATAAATGGAAATGTATATTCATATAGTAATATATCGGCATTTTTAAATCTTCAAGAAGGTGGTGTAAATTTAATTAATAAATATTTAACACTTAATGGTGGGACAATAACATCAAATTTAATTATTAATTCTAATTTAGGAATTGGTACTGGAATTAATACTAACTTTCAATTAAATGTGTTCGGTTCAATAAATTCTTCGAATAATATTAATGCTATTAGTAATTTACAAGAAGGCGGTATAAATTTGATTAATAAATATTTAACATCATCAACAGCATCTAATTTCTATTTACCATTAAGTGGTGGTACAATAACATCAAATTTAGGAATAGGTACAACCATTAACCCTAACTTTCAATTAAATGTGTTTGGTTCAATAAATTCTTCAAATAATATTAATGCAATAAGTAATTTACAAGAAGGTGGTGTAAATTTGATTAATAAATATTTAACATCATCAACGGCTTCTAATTTCTATTTACCATTAAGTGGCGGTACAATAACATCAAATTTAGGAAT